CTTCATCGCCTTGGATACCCTGAATACCTTGGATACCCTGAATACCTTGGATACCTTGTGGACCAATCGTTCCAGAAACCCCTGCTGGACCTTCTGGACCTATTGGTCCAGCAATACCACTAGCAGTTGACCACTCGAAACCACTCTCAGTAGCTACTAAATATTTTCCAACTTCATATGTGTTTGGAGTATCAGTTAAACCTGAAAAGGTTGTATATTCTGGAGCTATTATAAGATCAATCCATTCAACACCAGAACTTGTTGAACGTAAAAACTTACCAGGATCATAATTGTCTGGAGCATCATATAATTCTGCTAAAGTTGTTGGGCCAACAGCAGGAACCCACTCAGCGCCTGAAGCTGTTGCACGAAAATAACCACCACCGCTTCCACTATAGGTAGGAACATCAACCAAGTCTATAAAAAAATGATTCAACTCGTGGGAGTGTTCGTTAGGTGATACGAAGTCATCATCACGAACTTGGTCTCCTCCAATTAAACTTCTAGGCATCTAGTTACCCTCCCTACGACTTTCCTTTAAGTATCAGCACCGAACCCAGGTAACATATGAACGGTGCTTTAACCTAAAAAGTTTATTCTTCCTTATTATCTTCTTGTTCTTCTCGTGCGTTCTTTAAATTTTCCATAGTTTCCTGCCGAGCTATGTCTCGCTCAGCAGCTGAAATTAAACTCTCTACTACATTGATAATCACCTGTTCATTATTTTTGAGTTGTGATATTTCTCCTTGCAGTAAATGTAATTGTTTAACTTTCTTTTCAATATCTGCCCTGAATCTTTCAGTAAGTGTTACTACAAATCCAATCTCTTCTTGAGATAAAAGCTTTCTTTCTCTAGCTTTCATAACAACACTTCTAAGCTTGTTTCGTTCGTGTCTTTCCTCTAACATAAAATCTCTCCTTTGCCTGTTTTAATAATTATTTATCCCGATGTTGTTGGTTCATATTCATTCCAAACATCATCTTCACTTTTTACATAAACATTCATTTTATATTCACCATCACCACCATAACCAGATGCGGTAGTTATATCAGCGTCATCAATAAATGTTTCAACTATTAAATTACTAAGGCATGATCCAGACTCCATTAAATCTCCAGTATGATGTCCAGTTCCGCCCATCTCAACTCTGTATTCCCCATCCAAACTACTATACCACCTCATCCTTAATGTATCAAAAGCGGCTTCATTAGACATAGTAGACCTGGATGCTTCAGTAACAGTAACTATTGCTACTTCACCGAATATAAAATCTACGTCATCTCCTTCAGGTGATGTGTAAGATCCTGAAAAAATAAAATCTACATCGTCTCCTGCCGGTGGTGTGTAAGTTGCCATATCTTAACCTCCAAAAATTTACTGTCTAATTCTATAAGTAATATTAGAATAAGTATGTACTTTTCTATGAAAAGTAATACCAGATACAGAAGTTTCTGAGTAGTCTCTATCAACATTAGCGCCATTAACACCTGTGTCGGCTGCTAACATTTGACCATCAATAAAAATATCCATATTTTTACCTTCTCTACTAGATGTTGACTCTGGTGTATATGTAAGACTTCCAGGTAATGAGTGGAACGTGTCTTTATTTATAGTCGAAGATACTTCTTCAACATAAATGTCAAGTGCTCCCCCCGCAGCTTGATCAGCAATTTCCTTCAGTTTTACATCAAGATCATCTAGAATTTCTGAAATATCTTCACCATCAATTATATAATTGTTTTCAGTAAAATCTCTATCACCTATTTCATCATTTAAAGAATCCGTAGCGTCTTGTAAATCATCTGAACTATCAATTATATAATTAGCTGAAGTATTACTCCATGCAGGAGTAGCATCATCATTAGAAGCACCTGTATATGACCATAAATTAACAAGGTCATCTACAATGGGTCTGTCTGCTTCAAAACTATTGATGAAGTCAGTTCTAAATATCTCATATTCTTCAACATCACTTAAAACTCTTCTTTTAGGATAGACAAATGATACGTGTGTTACGTCATCATTTTCTAAAGTGTGTACTGATCCATTTGCATAAAATCTAATATATACATCTGTTTCAGAACCAGACCCACCATTATCAGCCCCATCATGAAGTTTTGCGTATATCTTATTACCTGATTCATCCTCAAAACCAGCGTAAGTACCAGTACCAGATGATGTATTTAAAACATCTACTTCACAAACCTCATCAGAACCGCCTTCATCATAATAAGCACCTGTACTAGAAAATATTGGCAAGCCAATTCTATCTTCATCTGTTGCATATCTTGAAAGGGTTGATATTAGTACTCCAGAAGTTCCAGAAGAAACGGGGTGTTGTGTGTAATCATCAACAGCTACTAGTATTGTTTTTGAATCTAAAGTGTGGCCTGAAATGTTAGATATAGTAAGGTCTTTGGTGTCTGCTCCGCCGGAACAACTTGTCGGATCAAAATACTGCCCCAAATCACCAAACCAATCTGTAGTACCTTTTACATCTTTAATTAAGGTTCTAATAACATTTAAACCATTCTCTAAACGATTTTCTGTACCAGATGTGGCTGTAGGTTCAGCAACAGCGGCGTTGTTAACATCAACTATAGAATCATCAAATGTTTCAGAGTTATCTATTTGTTCATACTGTGTAAGCAAACTCCTCTGTCTAGTACCACTAGCCAAACACCATGTAGGTTGATCATCTACTGTATGTACATTATCAACATAAGCATCCATTACAGTATAACCTACTGTATCTAAAGCTAGTGTTGCTGTAGCGTAACCATCTACATCTGTGTTAACAGGATTTGAAACAAAATTACCTATATCATCACCTACACCAGAAAAAGTTACAGGTGCCGACTCAACGCCCTCACCATTAGTATCAGTAACCTGTACTTTTAAGTTTATAGAAGTTCCAAGGTAACCACCTTGACTTGAATCATCCGTAAACTCAACTTTCTGTATTGTAGTAAAACCATAAGTAGAAAATTTATATAAATCAAAAGTAAGTGTTTTTGTACCACTTGTAAAATCATAATTCGTAATTCTATCTAAATAATCACCAGATACATCACTTCTCAAAGTACCATCATATTTAGTCAATGCTTTAAAACCAGTACCTATATCAACAGCTATAAAAGGTATCTCATCAGTAGGAAATACCTTTGAAACACTAACGTAGGATGATGGTTGTAAATCTAAAAGCTGTGCTATTTGAGATGTTTCGGATGCGCCAATGTTATCCCCAGAAATAACTAAACCAGAAAAGTCCCTATTATGAAAAAATAGTTGGTCAATATTAGCTTTGTCCAACGTTATCTCAACATTGTCAGTTGTATTCCTGATAATAGCTGAATCTGCGGACTCGTAACCAGCCCCTTGAAAAGAGGCCTTCCAACCTACCCCAGTAAGATCACTTATCTCTGGATCAGTCCATGTAAACTGTATACCACTTGATGTTACAACTCCAGATTCATTAGAACCCTCATCTTTATATTTAGCATAAATATATTGTATATCATTAGTCTCAGAAATGGTGCCTGTAACAGTGGGAACCAAAGGCTCCCAAGAAGCGGAGCCTTCAGTAGATATTCCATCTATTCCCCATATTTTATATTGAGTTGCAGTCCAACCACTGGTTGGGCCTATCAAAGACACTTTTACCTGAAGACCATGAGTATTCCAATAAGCATCAGAATCATCGGCTTGTAATGATGGACCAGTTGGATAACTTGAGTCGTATTCAACTATAACATAATTAGCCATTACTCATATCTCCTTTACTCTTTATTTCACTCAATACAACTTACTGTCTAATAATATACGTAATGTTTCTTCCGGCCTGTACCTTAAACCTAAAAGTAATACCAGACGCGGTTGTTTCTCCGTAGTCTCTATCAGCATTAGCACCATTAACGCCTGTATCGGCTGCTAGTAACTGACCGTCCATGAAAACATCCATATTCTTACCTTCTCTGCCGGCTGTTGACTCTGGTGTGTAAGATAAACTATAAGGAAGTTGGTGAAATACATTCTTGTTTATTTTAGCACCAGGAACTTCAACATACTTCTCACCAACACCACCAGCAACTGCTTCTTCAACATCCTTTAATGCTTGATCTAAATCATCCAAAGAATCTGTAATCGTATCACCATCAGTGATATAATTGTCTTCAGTATAATTACGATCACCTATTTCGTCATTTAAAAGATCTATAGCGCTTTGCAGGTTATCTGGATCTGATTGTAGTGCATAGTTAGCTGTAGTATTAGTCCAAGGTTGCGGACTAGTATCATTATCAGATGCGCCAGTATAGGACCATAAATTTGAAATGTCCTCTACTAACTCAACATCACCTTCCCAGCTGCTTACAAAATCAGTCCTCAACCACTCATGCTCAGCAACGTCAGTCATACGTTTACGTTGTGGATATACAAACGCAAGTTTCGTAACATCGACATCCATTGTGTAAGCACCAGAATCAGTATAAAGTGACGCATACACATCTGTTCCAGAACCTGACCCGCCGTTATCAGAACCGTCATGGAGTTTAGCATATACTATCTCTCCACCACTGGAATTAAACTCTGCCTGAGTATCAAAATCTAAAACATCTACCCTACAAACATTATCATTACCACCCTCATCATAGTAATCTCCAGTACTAGCAAATATAGGCAAACCAGTTCTGTTTTCATCCGTTGCGTACGAGGTAGTAACACCAGTCATCAATACACCACCAGTACCAGACGTCACTGTCCAACCAGCTGCTGAATTATCATTACTTACAGCAATCAAAATTGATTTTGCATCAAGAGTATGGCCTGAAATGTTACTCAAACTCATATCCTTAGTATCTGCTCCACCTGAACAACTTGTAGGATCAAAATACTGCCCTAAATCACCAAACCAATCCGTTGTTCCCTTTAAGGTCTTAACAAGAGTCCTAACAACATTAAGGTCTTCTTCTAAAGAACCCGAAATAGTAGGTTCCGCTACTGCAGAAGTGTAAACTCCAGAAACTGCGTCATCATAAGTTTCCGAACGTCTAATTTGTTCTAGTTGTCTCAATAAGCTTCTAGCCATTTTAGCTTTCCTCCCAAACTTTTATTTTAAAACTAAAACAAACCTAACATGAAGACATTTTTATTAATAATAAGTCTCTAATTCTTGAATTCTTTTTCTCAAAATATTACAAAGACTATCCTTACCAGCCAATTTATTGGCTTCTTGTTTGGCGTACTTCAATAACTTTATATCTGTTATTTCAGGTACAACTTCCCTAGCCTTTCTGACAGACAAAGCAACAATGTCACTTATTTCCATCTTTGTTGTTGGTACCGGCGGCGCTATTCCAAATGTTCCTTGATCTGGAACTTCTTTTGTTTTTTGTTTCTTAGAAGCACCAGATTCCTTTGTTTTACTTTTAAGCTTTTTTGATGACTCTTCATATACTACCTTCCATACGTTTTCATCCTTAAGCTTAATACTCCTTAACCACTCAACAAACTCATTACCGGCTTTTAAACCATGTTTTTTACCGTACTGTTCGTACAAGTCTTTTAACTTAACACGATTGCCAGGACCAACTGTTCTTTTTAATGCGTGTCTCCATCCAGGTGAAACATTTTCTATGTAACCTTTCATAAAACTTTCTCCTTTTCTTATAAATTTTAAACACCCTTTTCCTTGTTTATTGATCTTTGTTAATACGATCAATTATGAAATGAAATATATTAGATAATCTGTGGATAACTATTACTGCTAGGAATACATATAGATATGTGTTACTGAAACTAATGAAAACTGTAACTACAAATAAACTAACCCACACGGAAGTACAGTAACCACAGTCTAATAAATCATGAACAAACTTAAAAAGTTTATACTTACGCCTATTAAAGAAAAACTCTCTAAAAGGCCTGAATATTTCCGACTTAGATAAAAGCTCAGTAATAGCTTCAACTACTATAATAAATATAATAAGTATGAAAAACGCTTCAATCGAAAACATAAACTTCCTTATTAATAGTGCCCCACATAAAATATGTGGAGCACTACAATATTATTTTTTCTTACAGAGAACGGTCAATAACACCCATTCCAAGAATTCTGCTATCAAGACAAGCAAAACCAATCTCTTCCCAGCCGAAGAAGCCTTGTTTCTGGCGTCTAAGCAGGGTAGGATCATCATGTGCTTCATAGTCTTTACGTATTGGCATTACAAGCGAATCATTTCTACTAAGGTCATAACCAAGTACTTGTGTCTCTCCAAGAGTAGTCAAAGTACCATCAGCTGCTGTTATGTTAGCATTATCAGGTGTATAATCATTATAACTTCCACCTGAAGTCATAAACTTACCATACTCAGCGGTATCACCATTAATATTGTACAAACCAGTCGCTCCTAAATGTTGCATCTCATGCATCTGAACATTCCAAAGACTGCCCATTCCGCCTGCCTGAAAGATCTCTCTCCTTGTAACAGGATCGATATCAGTATCAGTCCATTCGCGGATATCAGCAGCATCCTCAGGTGCTATGTACAGATCGGTAAGTGTTCTTCCAATTCTCTTGAAACCAACAATCATCTTGTTGATGAGCTCCTTAGAAAGATAACCAGCACCGGTAGACGCTGGATCTATTTCATAAATAGGAGCTGGACGAGAACCAAGAAGTCCTTTACCAGAAAATGCTGATGTAGCAGCAGGCATCAATACACGCCAACCACACTCCTCTTCATAATTAGCCAGATCTTTAGCAACTCTTGCAGCTGCGCGAGTAGCAATATCTATACGAGAATCTCTAGCATAGGTTAATTTCCAATCAGCAGATGCGTCAACGGTAAATGTAGGTACGTATACCTCTTCACCGATACCCTCTATAAAGTTCTGGGCCACATAACCAAGGCCTGGAAGAACCCATACAGGAATCTCGAAGTCTTCTGCTACTGGATAAGAAGCCTGAGCACCCGGTCCTAGTCGCTCTACAGCGAACATACCACGCATAACTGACTCTAGCTCTATTTTCTGAAGAATAGGAGTAGTAAGTGCTGCAGCAAAAGCGCGATAAGCTTGCATTCCCTCAGGGGTGTGTATATCTGCAGTAGCTTTAAAAAGCTCCATCATCTCTTTTCGTTCCATAAAATTTTCCTCCTAACTATATTTGGAAGCACCAAATATTGGTGCTTTAATCCATTTTAATTACTTTAAACCAAAAGTTTAATTCTAATTGGGTACAGTGTTGTGTTAGCGATATTAGCAGTGCATTTAGCAGCGCTAGCGCCTTTTACTACTACACCAACCTGATCACCATCAATACGTTGCCCATCAACAGTTGCATCAGCAGCAGTCGTTGTTGAGTTTGTTACCTTTGCGCCGCAATTAGCGGCTACAAACAACGCATCACCTGGCCGATGTTGATCTCCATCAGTAACAACAGTAGATGAATGATCACAAGTATAATGTACTGTATCCCAGATACCAAGATGAGCCACACCAAGAGGTGCTGCTTTGGTACCATTAATAGAACCGCTACTGTATGACGGCTGAGCTACAACATCACTAGATCCAAGATCACCAGGCATTGTAAACCCAGTTGGATGTACTTGATGGTAACCAGTCTTAACTTTTTGCATAGAAAAACCAAAAGGATCAGGGTAAGCAGACCCTTTGGTTGTTTCGTCTATTGAAAAAGCTTCAACAATTGGCTCCTCATTAGTTGCGGTTAGTTGTAGAAAAACAACAGCGCCGGCATAACAAATAACCCCACCAACACCGGTGGCATCAGATGTTTGGGCTGTGTAGCTACAAAATTGATTTTCAACTACAGGATGTCTAGGTATAAACATATCCTTTCTTCCTCCTTATATTTCTTAATTTTATTAATACATCTCAATTGCTAAAGTTTAATTGCTTTACCTAACTCTTGATATTTAGATATCATATCGTCGGAAGCAACTTCCATATTCATAAGACCAGAGACCGCAACGTTAGGATCTACATTAGCCAAAGGTGTTTCATCATCTTCTTCAGTTGCTACTTCTCCACCATCAGCAACTTCTTCTTCAGTTGCTGTTTCTTCATCAGCAACTTCTTCATCCTTCTTAATGACTTCCTCTTCTTTGTTAGCGGTTAGTTCAGACACAACTGCTTCTCTAAGAGCGACTCTGTCGTCCTTATAAGCAACAAAATCTTCATCTGACATATCCCTAACTTTAGCTGTCTGAGCTTCAGTGTCAGTAAGTACTTCTGCTGACTCCAACTCTTTTATCCTTTTCTCTGTTGCTATATCTTTTTCCATTTCAACAACAGCTGACTCTGATTCGCTTAATTTTTCAGAAACTTTACTAATCTCTTTCTCAGCTGCCTCAAGCTTAGATGTGAGATCACTAACTTCTTTATTAAGCTCTTCACCAACAGCTGATAAATAATCTATAACATCAGATTTATCATTTACACTTGCTGTTAGTGCTTCAATGGTTTCAGCTGATTGAACAAGCGTATCTTCAGTCTGTTTCCTAACTTCAGCCTCTTCTTTAGCAGAAAATATTTTGGCAACTTCGTCCTCAATATTTTTCTTCAAAGTTTCGTTTTCCATTAATTAAATACCTCCTATATAATTTTACTTCACAAATAAGTAACAACATATTTTATTACCAACCTGATTCACCCTTACGGGATTATTCCTTTTCCCATTCTATATAATAGAATAGTATATTTTTTTGTTACTTATTATGGAAGACTTTGAACAGCACCTGTATTACCACGACAATATATACCGGTAATTTCAGGGTCTTCTCCAACAATAAATTTTAAATCAAAATCAACATTGTTCATTGAGGCACTGGACCTCATGCTAACAGTGTTTTCCGTAGTATCCTTCTCTACCCAATATCTCGCCGCTCCTGGGTCTTCAATAGGTGTAGCTGTTACGTTGCCGTATGTTGCTAGGTCATACCCATGAAACTCTACGCCGGAAGCTACAAGCGTGGTAGTACCCGAATGTGTAACGGTTTGTCCCCAAACAAATGGGTAAGCGTGGTTATTACCAAGATTTCTATAAATCATCTTTAGGTTGTCATCACCGTTAATACGGGTTATTTTCGGAGTACTTTTTAACGAACCTGTTTGTGCCTGTGGCATAATCTATCTCTCCTTTACTCTGAATTTCGCTGTTTTATTTATAACAGCATTTAATGTCTCTACTAACTTTTCAGTCCTCTCACCTTCATGTTTATCTGCAAACAATTTCTCTGCGTACATGGCGGCTGCCTGACGTACATTGCGTAAACATTTAGGATCTGTGGCATCTGCTGACAATGCAGTACACGCTGTATCATATGATGTACACCAATTCTCGTGTATTACATCTGCATTTGGTCCTTCAAATGTAGCATCAATAACTCTTCTTTTATAACTAACACAAACACCGACAGTGTCATTGTACTGTAATTCTGACTCTTCTTTGTTTTTTTCTTCAATTACATCAGAAGTGTCTGCATTAACGTTCTCTATTAAAGAAGAGGTTACATTATTAATATCAACAACATCTTCCTCTTCTTCCAAAAGATCATAGTTTAGAATTATATCTGCTTCTTTTTGTTTTGCTACTTCTAAAATCTTAGAGGGCGGATTAGCTGGGTTAATAACAATACCACAACCAGAGAACGTAAGACGCCTTAATACCCTGGCTACAGCTCCTTCTGCAATTTCTTTTCCTTTTTTAATAACCTTTGCCACTTTACCAAACATACTGTCATCTGAAGCCAACCCTAAAGCTTTGGCTTCATTTTGTGTAATAACTAAATTACCAATTTTTATATCATAATCTTGGTAATAAGTTTCCATACTAACACACCATTTACCCTCAGCAACCTCTTTAGCTATATCAGGAAATCTATTTTTATAGATAATTCCAGCTATAACTATATGCATATCTTTGCCATCTAAACTACTTGTTTCAATAGAAGCCAACTCTTTAATGTCTAAAGAATTACCATCTGTATCAATAAATGCTCTTTCATAGATATGCCCAATAATCTCTTCTTCTTTGTGTTCTATGTCCAAAGCCTTGTTGACAATTGTTCCTTCTGCTGCTACTAATTCAGAAGGCATAAAGAAAGCATGGTTGAGGTTCTCACCGCTTGATACAAAAATAGCTTTAAAATATTGTAAATCTATTTGCTTATCTGTACCTGACGGTAATACTATTGTAGAAGCTGCCTCACGTAGGTCAGCCGTCTCTTCTAGTAATTCAATCTTTGCTTCTAAAAATATAGGTTTTTCACTCACAATAACAAACCTCCTTACTAATCATTGTACTTCTCTTTTATTAGTGGTACATATCCTGGATAACTATCACTCTTACTTTCCTTAGCTGCGTCTAATGTTTCCTCAGTAGCTATCTTTTTGGCAGGATCATTTTTTATTCTATTTGTAGTAGAACCTTCCTCAAAAGGATTATCATCTTCATCAGCAGTCTGATCCCCATGTTTTGGATTCTGAGATTTCTCAGTGTTGTTAGAATCTAGCTTTGGAACAGTGTAATCCTCATCTTTTGCGCCTGTCTTAGAAACCCCTATATTAGACAACTTAGCATCTGATGTTGTGTTTGTATCGTCTGGACCAAGTATAAACATATTTATTCCTCCACACTATCGATTCGTGTTTCTTCTAATCTTTGTTTAAACAACTCAAAAGCCTCATCACTAAGACCACTAACAGCCTCTTCTAGTGTACCAAAAGTGGTGCCTGATTTAGGCGGTCTCTTTGGTGATTGGTTTTGTTTCGATGTTGGTACTTTTTTAGGCTCTTTCTTTTTTGGTGCTGGTTGTCCTGCTGGCCTTCCATTCGATGGTGTTCCTTTAGGAGCTGATTGTACTTTCTGATTTCCAGGGCCTGCTTTGGCTTGTTGCCAAGGTGAGCCGATAATACCAAATGTTCCTTTCTTAACCAGTGACATCTCTTCATTCATATTATTTAATTCATTTGGAAAGTCAAACCCAAGAGCCTCTAAAGCTGTTCTGTAACTCAACATACGTCTGTCAACTAACTGGCTTAAAGTATTCATATACAGTATAGTATCTTTCAGAACACCTTCATCCCATCTAACTTTAGGAATTCTATCAAAACCAGCGGCTTCAGCTATTTGTTGATACTCCCTATAAAGCCACCGTGTGACTTGACGCCTAGCATAACTAATCTCTTCGCTCAAACCTTTTATCATTAACCCAATCTCAGCTGCGTTAACCTGTCCTGTACCATCTATAATAGATCTTGGTATGCCAAGCCCAGCAGTCATATCCTCATTTACTTGTTCATATTTACCTTTACCTAAAATAGCCTCAATCTCTGGTGACACTATTTTTTCAATCTTTAAAGTATGATTCCATACAACGTCAAAAGACTTAGAAGGTGTATTAAACAACTCAGCAACAGCTTCTAATTGATCTTGATTAGTTACTGGGTAATCATCATTACCTATGGTTATCTTTAAAATGGCGTTTGATATACCATCTAGTGTACTTATATCAGCTTCTCTCAAAGACCTTTTATATTCTATTGTATCAAACAACCTACCTATTCTCGGTCTAGCGTAACGCTCATATGGTTGTTTTCTATAAGTTATTTGTCCTACCAAACGAGAGTCTAATTGATACTCCTCACCTTTTTCTGCTGCTTTTTTAAGATCATTTGGCAGAGCTTTTACTAATAACTTTTCATCTTCTGTTAAATCTGCTGGAGATTTTTTTAACATTTCGGTGAGTTCATTTGGTGGCTTTAACTTTACAGAAGTTTTATCAAACAATAAATTGCCTTCTATATTAACAAGAAGTGGATTCAATGTTGTATATGAAACAGGCATATGACCTTTTGACCATATACCCTTCTTCGCTGCCTTTGCTTTTTTAAGCTTCTTCTTTACCTTCATCTTTTGGCCAGGTATAGGAGATAAATACGACACACGTGGTTCATATTTTGCTAAAACTTTATATGTTGTAACGTGACCAACCTTAAAGAAATCCAAATATATCCACTCTAAAACCTCAGGTAAATTTACATCAAATGCCCAAACATCAAAAAACTGTTTTATCTTAGGATCATCTATATCATTTTCATAACCTTTGCTTGATAATGAGGCTAACAAATTAGTTGTTGTGCCTACTAGAGGGTCTGTATAATAATATTTTATAGCTCTCTTATAAGCTTCTACTGGTGTCTCAGAATAAGCGTCTTTTGATGATATTAAATCAAGTGATGTGCGGTCTATAACATCACGTGTAATTACAGTCTGTGCTTTATCTCTAAATATATGAGGTATAACAGCAGGACTATTGCTGTTTTTATCTAAAAAAGCTAAGGCCTTTTGTGTTGGTTCTATATAAAACGTAGACACTCCTTTATCTTCATCTACCTCTATACTTTTTATACCAACCTCTGGATACTTATCCTTAAGCACTTTGGTTACTTCTTGTATTGTTTTGCTACTCATTTAATTCTCCTATTGTGATGTTAAAAGTGTTCCAGATAATGTTGTATAATCTATAGCCGTTGTAACAGGTCTTATGTATGTAGGATCATGCCTACCAATTTTAGTGTCAGGACTAGTATAATTACCTAAGCCACTTGTACCACTGACTACAGTCCTATATTTCGAAGTATCTTCTAAATAACTATATGTCATTTTTCCCCCTATAATAAAGCATGGTATTTTCCTAGCACTTTTCTATTAAATAAAGAGGTTAGTTTATTCACTTTCTCTTTTCAAGAACTGCTAGATGTAACCCTTTCTGAGACTTAACTGTTGGGCCCCTTTTATCTAAAGTATCCCAATGACCATCACCTCTGGCCTTATTCGGTCTTATCAAACCGCTTTCATTATGTAAAATTGGATCAACATCTCCTTCCAATTCTTTCTCAACCAAACGTGCTCCATGTGCTGCCAGAATTAAAGCTGAGTATAAATCTTTGTTTTGGCCTTTTTTAGGTGTATCAAAATGTAACAAACCACTAGCTGTTTGCGTAACCACAATATTAAGCATTTGTGATTTGAGTTTCTGTATTCTCTCAAAAACTGCCGCTTGTAAATCATTAAACTTACCTGTGCCTTTTAATTCATATTTATGCTCAGGCGGTTCTGGAAATTTAAGACGGCCTTCTTCAAACAAAGCCAATGAAGTAAAATTAGCATCTGCTATCCAACTAGGATTAAAGTTTACCATATAAAGAATGTGTCTACCTTTTTTATATTTCTTATCTTCATCAGTCACATCTATTATTGGTGTGTTACCTCCATAACCATCATCAAGTAAATCCATTATGGCTTTACCACCACCACCTTGATCCATAAATATTCTTATAATATTAAAATCACTACACACATTTAATATTACTTCTGTCATTTCCTGTGTTGTGTGACCCTTCAACTCTAAAACATTTACTATATGGTTTGTTGGTCCTACTTTAACTATTATGATACCACAACTAGCTGATCCACCTTGGTTTGGGTCAACTCCTATTATATAACTACTACCCTTTTCACCTTTGTGTTCTACTTTAACACCACTGTTAATTGTACATGCTTCTAACAAAGATGCTTTAAAGAACCCTTCAGAATCAGATATCATATCAGCTTCATACTCCATTCTAAACTCATGGTCTGACATAATACGTCTTGATTCTTCTATATTATTTAAAATCTAAAAAACCTTCTGGTAAATCCCAATAAGGAACTTGATGTACAGCATACTGTGATTTATCCCCTTGCTCATCCATCATTTCCCAATGATCTCTCATTCTTTTCCACATATGGTTGAACTTATAAAAACCTGAAGAAGTCATTACCATTTTATTAACTACGGCTTCAAAATCATCTTCTGCTGCAAGACCCATCTCTATCATCTTGCGTTGTTGTTCAATCTTTCTAACATTCTCCATTGGTTCTAAGGTTGTAGCTGCAAATGGTCTAATTACCATATCAATTATTTTATCTGGTACCTGTGCCAACTCATCTATACATATTAAATAAAAACGAGATCCACGAATTTTAGAACCATCAACACCTAACGGTAAAGCCTCTATGTAAGAGCCATTAATTCCTCCTACTGACTTAAACTTTAGATAACAAGTATCAGAACCCCTAGTTGGTTTTTTTTCAACACACTCTCTTAATATCTCAGACCTGGAATATAACTTCTCTACCTCAGCAAAAATCATTTTAGAATTATGAGAAATAAAACCACTTGACCAGTAACAATGTTCATTTTCTACTTCTATATCAAATGATGGAGCCTCAAAATACCCCATATCTTTAACAGAAACAAAGTATAGTCCGTCATTATAAAACTCTATACATCTATCATAATTTCTACTAACTATGTTGTGTGGTAATCCTACTTTTATATATAAATCATCTCTATCTAAACTTACATTATCTATATAATTATTAAGTTTGTGCTTCTTTCTATCACATCTGAATCCTATATCATCTCTGAACTTCTTAATGTTAGATATACCAGTTATTCTAACCTTATAACCTGTAGCACATTTAGATGGTTTGTTTCCTTGTGATAATTGTTTAATACATTCCTTGTTGCCTACACATAAATTAGATATTATACCGAGATTAAGAAAAACCGACTGAACCTCTTTAGCTAATTGTAAAGAAGATGTGGATAAGGCTATAGTACACCCATTTGTAGACTTTTGTACATAAACACAGCCGTCTGTGTCCATCAATCCTTAGTAAAAAAAGCAAATAAAAATTTTCTCTTGATGCTTTTTTAATAACATCAGGTATTTTCTTATCCAAGGCTGTGGTCTTAGTAAACCCACATTTTAATAAGTATTGTATTAATTTTTTACAGTAATATTGAATCTCCCAGGTATTATTACGTCTATTACGCCTATCTATATTTTCACCATCATCTGCAAAATACTCTGATAAATATCTTTCGAACGAATCGAGTAGGTCTTGATCTTCATTAACAAAATCCACGCGTTGTTTTCTTTTATTTTGACTTATAGACACACAACCATCTCCTACAAGTAGCCCCATCCAGTATGATAAATCTGGCGTTAATTCTGTAGGTATCTTACAATCCTTAGTTCCCCATCTATGTTCGAACTCATCAAATGTTGGCATTATGTTATCATTACCAAAGTAGTTGAATCCTGTTTTTATTACAACCCAATTACCTATCTTTATATTTTTTAGTTTTTTATACACTAACTTAAGGTTATTACTACTATCTGTAGCCAAAACTCTGTGGTCTATTGTTCCAGAGATATTATAACCTTTACTAGTATCTATGCTTATACAGTTTCTTTTTTCGTTTTTCCATTTATTCAAAATTGTATTTTGTAATTCTAATGACTGTACTTTTGTATAACCTTCTTCTATAGAATCATAAAATTCTGTAGATCCAGTAACCATACCATCTTGTGTCCAGAAGGTATCATAAGTATCTAAAATAATTGGAAAACATTGCCTAAAACATTAACATTCGCATAAGATCGTTACTCTTATACCGCCCGCAGGCTGCTTATGGTTTCCCACAAGATTAGACTATATCAAGATCCTTTAAGGACCCTCCCCGTTTCCCACCCACTTAGGTGGTACGTCTTTCGACTAGTCGTTGAACGTTCCTTTTACAAGGCTTCGCTGCTGATTGCCCTCGACATTACTCGTTAGGGGTTTCCAGCAATTAAAGGAGTTTCGACGTAACATTGCTGCTACGAAGGGCATTAGGTTTACCGGGCCAATTAGGCCTACTCTATAACCTGGGTATAACATACAAGATAATGTTGCTAACGTACCCAACATAAAAGTTTTTCCGCCACCACGTCCGCACACAGCAATGTTGTAGTTCTTAAACCACATATCATTAAATACAACGCGTTGTATTGGCGCGAAATCTACCCCCAACAAATCCTTGGCCGCTATAGATGGATTATTTCTATAAAACCCTATAAGCTCTAATCCCTGCTCCATTAATACTGTACTGTTTACATCTTTTCTTCTCATATAAACACCTCATCTACTTCTTCTTTTTCCTGCACATCCTTATCGTACCTATTACCGGTATAACCACGGTTTTCTCTTTCTGTTAAAATATCTTCTTCTTGTTCTTTCATCTTTTCTGCTTTCTCAAGCAGTTTTTGTTTCTTGCTTTTATCAAAAGCTACAGCAAGATCTACTATGGAAAATCCTTTAAACTCATTTGGATTTACCCTGTCTTTCCTTCTTGTAAGTAGATTATCTTTAAGCTTGTTGTTTTCTTTCCTAAGTTTTTCTATTGATGCTGACGTATCCACTTGTTGGTCAACATCACCTTTACTTGATTTAAGAAGCCTTACTTCAAGAACCCTATTCATACACAAACTCATAATATCGTCTATATCGCCTGCGCTCAATTCATCTGAATCAAAGTCCTCTAAGAACACATCAACTAACTGTTCATACAACTTCTCCTCATCAGGCTCGAATATCTCCTTAATAGGTATAGCTCTTTTCAATAAGCTCTTAGGAGTTGGACCACCTTTTGTATGCTTACCACTTCCTTTTCCGCCCATACTATCTCCTTATATTTTTGACACTCCTGGACTGTTTAACGCCTCATCAACTGTTAAGTTATTTGCTTCACAATGTTCTTTTAACATAACAAGTTTTTCCGGAGTCATTCTGTGACTATAAAACTCCACGTTATGTCCTGATGTTAATTCCATTTTTCTATGATTCCTCATAACCTTTTCAGTATGAACATCATCCAAATTATCTAGCTGTTCCTTTACACGTGCTACCCAAGTATCTATATCTTCGTTATTAAGGAAACTATATCGCTTAAGGATTTCTTCTGAAAGGGGATTTTGTTTTCTGAAATATACTATTAAAGATCTTGAAATCTTATCTTTTGTTTCTGTTTTATGTCTCTGTCCTCTTTTTGACTCACTTATAGCTCTTTTACTTTCTTCACTTAACCTAAAACCAAGGGGTCGGCCTTTCTTACCCATCATTAACCTCCTCAACTGCCGAATATATTTTACAATTAAAACATATAACACCTACAGTGTTTATGGACGCTGATGATACATGTCCACAATTTTTACAGGCTACAACTTTCCTTCTTGCTGCATTTTTAGGTTTACTAAAGGTAAAAGGTAATTTTCCCCTTCTATCTGAAATTTCACTTTCTTTATGAATACGGTCTACATGTGCCTTTGTTCCACCATTAGGTTCATACCGTCTACCAGTTGAACCTGGATTAAGTTCTGTAGACACTGAATTCTTATTCAAATATTTCTTAATATCTTTAGACACTTCTTTATGGTTTATTAATGGTTTAGACATACAGAATAATCCCCCCGTAAACTATCATTATTTAATTTATATTTAATATTACCACAATCCCATATACGATAATAACCTTGGCTTAACCGTATATTGTATTCAGAAATATTTTTTGGTTCATTAATTTTTTTTCTTAATGAGAACCTATGAGCCCTGTGTAATTTCAAATTAGTATCATTGAAGTACCAATAGTTTGGTTGTGTAAAATTTACGAATTCAAACCTAAGCTTCTTATAAACGTTACCATCTGACCAACGCCTATCAGCATAACTGAAAACCTCATGCCATGTATAATTTCTCTCGAAATATTTTAGTCAACTTAGATGCTACACCTATAACACTGTAATTTATTTTTGNACAAAATACTGGACAACTCCCATACACCACTACTATAGTACTTAGAACCCTTAGAAATTGAAGGTTTTGAAAAAGTACATTACTGCGACAAGTTCAGTATTATAGTAAGCGCCTATTTTTATATTAGAACCAGTATATCCCTGAAGATGGTTCTGCTCACAAAACATCCTGGCTTGTGTAGCTGAAATCTCTTTTACTACACATTTTCTAGCGTAAATACGTTTTGATTTATTTATCCCCAATACATTCATCAACCTAGATTCGGTTATGTTTCGTTTATTAACCCATTCGTCCTCAAAAATAGTTATTAATCTATAACCTTTATCAGTACACATATTGAGTTTTTTTATATGGTAATTACGATTCTTTCCCATTGATTCTGAATGCCAATATAAACCACAATATTCTATTGCAAGTTTTTTAGAAGGAATCACTATGTCCAACTCATAAGGCGTTATTATAGACTTGTCAGTATGTATACACTTAATACCATTATGCTCTATAAACGATATTATTTCTTTCTCCGGTTTAGAAATACCTAAACAATTACATCTAGGACATCTACTACTGTTAGTTTTCCAGTTAAAACCATTGGTAGTGTACTCGTGACCGTTTCTACATTCAAATTGTATATAACTTCTATTGTTGGTGTACTCTCCATCTATATACGTGTACCCTTCCGACTCTGCAGAAGCTTTTTAATATATTTAATTTTACTGTTATTAGCGCACCCTGAACATTTATTTTTCTTTTAAACGCCATTGATTCCATACAACACTATTAACTGTGCCGCATCTATCACACTTATAGTAAATTTTCTGTTTACTACCGTTATACGTCTTACTAATTAATGAGAAACCATCTTTTTTTACAGTAACTCTTACCTTCTCTATGTCATAATAACGTTTATTCTCTTTTATATGTCTTTGCCCTGACAACCATTTACCAAATGTTATAGATCCTCTATAACCGCTTGGAGATATATAATGGAGTTTATGTTTGACACTTTTATACTCCTTGGACAAAAGTATATACCCTTCTTTTTTAAATTCCTCTCTTACACGGTCTATGTTATATTTCAAAGTAATTACCTCTCATAATCAACTTCTATTGTTCGCTTAGAAGCAATGTAATCAGACAAATACACACATAGTTCCTCTGGCGCATAACTGCTCAAAGGTTTCTTCCATTTATCCGTTGACCACGGACCATAATGATATCCAACACAACATCTAATTATACCGTAAGACTCGGTACTCAACATTAACGTAGCGTCATAAACTTCATCCACTAACTGCGCGCCAAGAGCTGGGTGGTTCTTCTTGGTCCAACCACACTTCTCTAAACCTTGTTTTCTTAGATCATGTATAATGCATGCCGCCACGATCTCGTCTCTATGGTTTTCACACTCTAAACCTCTACACAACTCATAAGCAACTGCTGATACTTTTTTTGTGTGTATTATTGTGCCATCTGGACCTAACTCAGAAATTGGATGATACTTACCAGTAGAACTGGCTGGACAATCCTCAAAGAAATAATCAGGTGCGCTCAAAACACATAACTTAGTAAACTCCCTAATACTATCATCAAATATTAAAACAAACTCATTCTCAAAAATCTTAACCTTTTCCTGTATAGAAACCATTATAACTCCTTATCCTTTAAATCTTAATATGGTTTAAGCTGTATATTTTCGCTGTCAAGACTAACCTGTTCAATTCTTGTAGAGTTGTGGTTTGGGTTATACCCAGGTAGTTTAAAATCTCCACCTCTATAACTTCTAGGTTTATCTTTAACTTCATTATACCTATCCTTCTTGTTGTAACTCATAGGGTATCTTTCCTTATATCTAATCCAATAAGGTTTAGAATATGCTTCCATTGGTACTGGCATTGTAGTACCTCCTAAAAGTTATTTTCTTTCCAAATACTCTGCGTACTCTTCAGACTTTTCTTCTTTAGATACTTCAATTGCTTCACCTTCTGTTTGCATGAAACTCATAAGATTCATAGCAAAATCAGGAACACCATCACCTTCCCACTCATAAGAAATAGACATGTACTCTTTGTCACCTTTCTTTACATGCATGCGAGCAGAATTATAACCATCTTTAGATTTAGAGATTCCTGTGTACATAACCTCTTCTGGTGCAACAGATACGTTAAATCCTTTATTCTTAGCCATTTTTGTTTGTCTCCCTTTTTATGTTATTTAAAGTAACTAAACCAGACACTAATTCAGTAGTAGATTTTCTAAGGTCTTTAAGTGTACCGTTGTTTTCTAATACAATATCAACCTTATAACCATCACCCAGTATAGTCTCAGAAATGTGCTGGCTATTATGTATACTACTCCTATCATCTTTTTCAACCTTTACATGATAACCACCCCTATCTAATATAACATCGATTTCATTAGGGTGCCTACAATCAGTAATTATCACATTATCGTATTCACATCTATCTATAACATTGAGTAGTTGTTTTACCCAAAAATTATAATCAATAGTCCTATGAAACTGCCCATAGTCTTGTAGTATTTCTCTTGGTGTCCAATACACACCATCACTTTTAGTATAACGCTTGTCTGGGATCTCCTTCTCATCTCCCCATAATTGTTCATATGACAAGTCAAAATCTTTTGAACTCTGTTTTAACTCAGTAGCATACGCCATTAATACGTGTGTTTTATAAGTCACTTTAAATAACTCTTCAGCTAAATATTCTGCAAACGTATCTTTCCCACTTCTAGCTTTTCCTGAAATTGCAATTAACATAATTCACCTCACCTTAAATCTTTTTAGAGACCTCTCCAACTCTGTTTTGTGTTTCTTACACGCAACAAGCAACCCTTTTAATTCTTCCTTAAATTCTTCTGTGCTTCTATCAACCTGAATAAATTTAACAATATATTCTTTACATTCTGGTTTTTGTTCTTTTGTACACTTCTTCCTGTTAATATCACAATAACAGTCTATATCAATACCATCAAACTTAACCCAAAGTTGTTTAATCAATTGTTGTGCTCCAATCACTTTTCTTTATTGCATTGTCCAATATCTGATATTCTTCATAAAGTTTATCACGTTGCGGTGCAACCTGATCAATACCAAACAACACAACCAAATCTGACAGAAAGTCTATCTTTTTTTCAACACACTTTCTTAAAATCACAGCACTTGAAACACTTAAATTAGAATCTGCTGCTTTAATAATTGTAGTTGTATTACTCTTTTCTAATAAAATTAAATAACTTCTGTGTTTATCAGTATATTCAAACATACGATTAATTATATCTGATGAAACTTCTTTAACTGTATTATTAGAAACATAATCTTCCAATTCTCTAATCTTATCTACTAATATGTTTTTTGAATTAACTAATTCTCCTATTAACATATCTTTTCCCCATACTAAAAAGGGGCTGCTTACGCGCCCCCTTTGTAATATTCTAATCTTCTATTTCTACTTCTTTGGCTTGAATACCTTTTGGTGTGTCTTCCAGTATAAATGATACCTTTTGACCTGTCTTTAAGGTTTTATAACCATCCATCTGTACGCTAGTATAATGTACAAAGTACTCAACAGGATTTCCGTCCTCTTCACTATCTTCATCTACTATAAAACCATAACCTCTGTCGTTATTGAACCACTTAACTTCACCAATCATTCTGTCATTCACGATTAACTCTCCTTTGATATTTCATATTTTAAATTACCACAGTCCCAAATTCTATTCCAGCCCTGTGACTTCCTTAACTCCCACTCAGTAGTATCTTGAGGATCAGTTTTTTGTTTACGTAAAGAAAACCTATGTATCCTTTTTAATCCTTTTGTGTACCAATAATTCGGACGGGTGTTATGTATAAGTTTAAACCCCAAACTATCATATAAGTTACCGTCAGACCAACGCCTATCAGCATAACTAAATACTTTCTGCCAATCATAATTTTTCTTAAAATAACTAAATAGTTTAGAAGCAATACCTATTACCCTATAATTTTTTTTCGAACAAAACCTAGATAACTCCAAGACACTACAAACATTATTCTTTTGTCCTTTAGATATAGACGGTTTAGAAAAAGTCATTATAGATACAAGACTGTTATTATAAAAAGCTCCTAGTTTTATACTACAACCGGTGTACCCCTGTAAATGATTGTTTTCACAAAACTCTCTAGCTTCCTTAGCTGTTATCTCTTTAACGACACATTTTCTAGCATATACAACATTTATATCATCACATATATTCAAAACATTTTTAATTCTAGATAAAACCACATCTTTGTTGTTTACAAATTCATCTTCAAAGATAGTTATTAATCTGTAACCTCTATCTGTACACATATTCAGTTTATTAAGATGATATCTTCTATCTTTACCTCTCAACTCTGAATGCCAATGCAGCCCACAATATTCTATAGCAATTTTTTTATCTGGTATTAATATATCCAATTCGTATGGTGTTATTAAAGTTCTATCATTTTCCAATATATTATCACCTAAAAATTTCTTTATGTATAAAAACATATTTTTTTCATTTTTAGAAATTAAAGAACTGCACTTGCTACAACGATTACCTTGGTACCAGTTCAACCAACTTATACTACCTATATGACCATTTGGACAAATGTAGTCTAACTTAGATGATGCGTTAAAATATTCATTAGACAATAAGATATAATTTTCGTTTTCAAAACTACCTCTAACCGTGTATATACTTAATATAGCATTTCCACTACAAATTGCACATCTGCTGCCTTTAGAAGCCCAAGCATCCCAAGATGTCGCATATCTATGACCATTTGAGCAAATATATTCTAACTTCTCATCACAGTTTTTATATTCTTTAGATAAGAGTATATAACCCTCTTTAGCAAGCTCACTTCTTATATAATCTATATCTCTATCTCTTACTCTACTATTTTCAGAACAATAAGGACATCTTCTACCAGACTTCCATTTGTTCCATGTTATATAACGTTCATGACCTTTTGGACATTTATACTTTAGTTTAACAGAAGACCCTTTATACTCATCAGACAGTACAACATACCCTTCCTTTCCAAACTCATCTTTTATAAAACTTAAAGTCAGTTTTTTCATAAATAACTATTCCAAAAAATAAATATATTTGTTATCTTTTTTAGTCCATAATTGATATCTATCTCTCATATCAACATGGAAACCAACCGGAAGACCTGCCGGATATCCTGGCCACTCCCAATCATAATAAAAACCTATACCACCAAACCCAGCCTCCATAACGTGTTTAATTTGTTTCCTGCTGGCCATATTAGTTTTAAAATGAAAATCAACGGCTTTTGCGCCGTTGTCAACATAGTGTAAAGATTTGCTTGCGTGTCCTTTTTTATCGACACAAACGCAACCCCTTAAACCAAACTTATTATGTGGTATTATTGGTAAACCCGATGTGGCCCTTAACGCATCAAGAGTTTCTACTAGATATTTGTCAATTTTTAATACCTGACCCAGGAACTAACGGATCATCAAACTCATCGCTATCAAAAAAATTTATATCATCCCAATTCTCAACAACGTTACTCATTATTTACCCCACTCCTATATACAATATAATCACTAAATTCATTTTGTCAAGCAAAAAAATCCCTGTATCAATTCTCCACATACGTACCGATAAAGGGGGTACTCTGTTGTTAATTACTAACATCGTTAAATAAACTCTTCATCTACATAGAGGTTAGTTTATTACTAACCTAAATTTGAGTAGCAAGTAAGCAACCATTAGCTACCGCAGTTGTTGGGCTTTTTGCCCTTCTTACATCTTTTACTTTTATTGGAAATTCTATATTTTCCAATGTTGTTTTAAAAACTTCTACAAAACCTTCTGCCATAGTTAAACCTCCTGAAACAATTATTGGAACACTGTCTCTGAATACGGGTAGACTTTTTTCACGTTCTGCCAACTCATACGCTATATTTTTTAATGCATATTTAATTACTGCTCCATAATAAACAACTACTGCTTCCATTATTTTAGTTGTGGGATTCAACAAATCTGTTCCTGCTTCTTTTTCTAATTGAACTAAACTAGGTGATATGTCTAACATCATACCTACTGACTGGTCTATGTAATCACCGCCACGTGTAATGGAAAACTCTACTAGTGGATCTCCTTGATGTATTACTGCCACATTTATCATTCCAGCTCCGCAACTTACTGAAATACCTGTCAAATTGTCATCTAACAATTCAGACAGAGCAATTGCGAATGCTTCGTTTAGAGGCTGTGGTTCATACCCCAACTCTTTTATATACATCCCCATTATTTCCTGATGATATACTATATCAAAATTGGAATCAATAGGTTTTGCTGGTACAGAATATATAAGTTTATCTCCAGGATTTCCTTTACCTACCAACTCTTCTATTATAACTTTCAACATTGGTAGTGCTGCTTTTTCTTTTGGTGATATAATACCTTTTTTCAAAGGTCTGCTTGCAACATCATTACGTTCTATTGCTATTTCTAAAGCATCTTGTCCTACAACTGTAGAAAGAACCAACATCATCTGCTATAAAGTTGGCACCTACTTTCTCAAGAGATTGTTTTCATACTATTCCTATTAACTTCAGTTTTGGGTACTAAAGTATAATAAGCATCACGTTGAGATTTGAAATCAACATGTCCTTCTTCGTTTATTTTTGCTGACACTAAAAGGTTGGTGCCCAGATCTAATCCAACATTTGCCATAATAATCCTCCATTATTTAATTCTTCTAAAACATAGGTTAGTTTATTGTGTACGTAAAGGTAACTTACCCATCAAACTTTTAAGCTTATCAACCTTATTAGTTATTTTTTCTTTTTGCTCAGTAGGTACATCGTCCACTATTATATGTTTTTCAAGATTATCTCCTGAGGTCTTTTCCAATGGATCTATAAATACATCTTCTATTTTTGGTCTGTTCGGATCTGTTTCAACAAATCCGTTTTCAGAAACATGTACTACTTGTTGTTTATGTTTCAACACTTCAATCATCTCATCCTTTACTTTAAGTGCTTCTTTATATCCTTTATTATCAATTTTTAGTTTTGTTTTTTCTTCTTTTAATTTAACAAGTTTAGCTTCATAAAAAACTGTTTGTTTTTCTAAAGCCCCTTTCAATAAAGCTTTACCATATGCTTTGGCTTCTAGTTCTACCTCTTCTTGAGTAAAAAGATTTTCATCATTCAAAGAAACACTTTCCTTTGCTTCTTTTTCTAATTTCTTTATCTTATTCTTTAATTCTTTTAATTGATCTTTATACGTATTGTCTATATTTTTTTTAACCGCATCAATAGACTTTCTTACTTCTTCTTCTAACTCCTCCTGTGTAAATCCATCTTGAGCTTCAATTGGTTTATCACGGAGCAATAATGTGGCTTCTTTAAGCTGTTCTCTAAGCTCACGTATTACTGCTTTTTGGTTTATATCACCAGCTTGTCTACGTTGCTGATCTCTGGGCCCACCAGAAGCTTTTGGTGGAACCCTACCATCACCTTTGTTATATCTCATACTCTTTTCTCCTCAACACTATCAACTATACCATACTTCTTTGCTTCGTTAGCAGACATGTGATAATCTCTTTCCATATCTTCTTTTACTTTCTTCAGTGACTGGCCGGTCATTTTGACATACTGTTTTGCCATTTTACCATACAAAGCATCTAAGTGCTTCATCTCTGTTTTAATATCGTTATATTTACCTTGAGTGCCTGAAGATAATTCATGAATCATAATATTAGAATTCTTCAATGCATATCTTTTACCTTTTGTTCCAGCAGCTAGAAGAAATGACGCTGCAGATGCACATGTACCATAACCAATAGTTGCTATCTCTGGTTTAATATAATTCATTGTATCATAAATAGCATACATAGCGTCTATATGTCCACCAGGACTATTAATATAAATATTAATATCTTTATCAGGGTCTGCTGATTCTAAAAACAAAAGCTGTGCCACAACACTGTCGGCAGTATTTGATGCAATCATACCAGTAATAAAAATAATTCTGTCTTTTAAAAGACGTGCAAATAACTCATAACTTTTCTCTTTGTTTCCTTCTCCCTCAATAACATAAGGTGTACTTCCCATAATTCCCCTCACTTTGTTTAAGATTAATAAGTTAAAAAAACCAACACGACCGTAAGTCTTAACATAATATAATACACAATCTTGATTTGTCAAGTCATAAATTGTATTTTTCTAAAAATTTTTCAGTTATTGCATATAAATCAACCAAGTCTTCTTCAGATATATCATCAAAACAAAATATATCTATCATATCTTTATTAAGATTATTCCAAGCTATCATAATATTTCTACCGGCCCACATGGTTGCTACAAAACTAATAGCTGTTGTTACTTCCTTCAACTCCATCATTTGTTCAGCAAAATATATATCTAACATTTTTCGACATAATTTAAAACATACCTCTCCCCGACGCTAATCAATCTTTTCTTTATAACTTTGTCAATGTTATCTTTTAAAAAACCTAATGTTTGCAGAGTTTAGTGCTGCGCTTCTAAAGGGCTGGTTATAGTTGATACGTAGTATCAACTATAAGTAGTACTTTAGTAGTGTAGTACTAAACTCAAGTAGTATTCTATGGCGGCCAAAATTGATACACTGCATCAACCTAATTCTCCTTGAAATTGACTTAATTCTTTTGTTAATGATTCCTCATAAAATTTATCATCCAAAAAGAATTTTTCCTTCTTGTCTTCATGCGTGCCAAGCAAATATAAGTTACAGGTTTTAGTTCCAACCCTCTTTGTTACTTTTTTAATATAACCCTTATCCATTAAAATTTTTATACTTCTTCTAACAGTTCTTTCACTTAAGCCCAAATAATCAGCAATTCTTTTTTGACTTAATCTGGCCGCTAATTTTCCTTTACAATAATAATCTTTGTAAATTTTAAAAACAGTACCTGTGTTAATATCTTTTCTTATAACATGTTCAAATAAGTGCATGTAAATACCAAAAGGTTTTGTTCCACAGAAATTTAAAAATTCTTTTGAATAAATCCATTCAATTTTTCTTTCACCATCAGTATTAATCAGTCTAACATTGTTCATAATAAATCTCCCTGTACCCTAAATTCTCTTACAGTTTTGTTTCAGTATACCTACCCATACCAAAGTACCAGTAAAAAATAAATGTCCCAGAATAGGCGCTTTGGCAGCTTAATTTCAATCTGCGGTATCTTTACCTCTCTGAAGATATGCTCTCTTAACTGTATCATCAGTCTTGCCTTCTTTGATTTTTCTTTTTGCTTTCAACCTTTTTATTTTACTAGTTAATTGAGTCAGCATCCCTGCGCGGAAACAACCTCTAACAATTCTTTGATGGTATGTGTGCCATAAAGTTTCATTAGAAGCTTTTCTTCAGAATAACTCCACTTTCTTTTTCTACGTGCCATAGGCCTTATCCCCCCTCGACGCTCCTCAAAATACTCAGCCATTGTCCTTTTCTTAGTCTTTGCGGCATTTATGATTTCTTTCATAACTACCATTGTCTCCTTGTCAATGTTCCCACGATCAATAACCTCGTCAATGTTTTGAAGCAGTACTTCTTTATCTTTCTCCCATGATGTTATTACACTGGCCATAATACCTCCTTACTGTTCCTTTAGAGATTTTACTTCTTCACCCAACCTTTCTTTTTCCATACACTTTGTACAGTAGTAAGGGCTGGGCGGTAAACACCTATCATGTCCATTATCTGCCGGTCCACCACATCCGGGACATTTATCTAGTCTAACTTTTATCATCATACTCACCGTCATCATAATACATTGTTTTTCTCATTACATATTGGACAAATATCCATAAAAAATACTTTATCTGTTTTTTTATATATTCTTTTTGCCAATTTTTTTAAAACCCATTGACTGCTGTTACAAGTTATACAATAAAACAAAACCCACCCTTCACTAAGTAATGCTTCCTCACACTCTCTGCAGATGGGTATCTGTATCATATACTCTGCAACGTCTTCTTTAATAAATCCTATAAAATTGACAAAGATAATTCACTGCTGGATGATTCTCGCTTGGATCTTCCTCACTGTGTTTAAGGTGACAATACTCTCCTTCCAAATTCACTTTATCCATAAACTGATTTAGCATCCCAACTTCATCCACGCCCATAATATATTCTCCTTTTCTTTACATGATATCTAAGTCTCCATTTCTAAATCTAATCTATCTTTTAATCTATCTAATTTCTTTTTATATATTTTATCAAAGGTTTCTTTATGGATATATCTCATTTGATTTGACATTAAAGATACATCTACAAACTCTTCAATGAGTTCTTCTACAGGTATTCTACCCCTATTAAAATGATTTATAGCGGTAAGTGCTTCTCCTACCTCCTCAATAAACATCCCAACCTGGGCTTTTAGACCCCACTTTTTTAAAGCTAATTTATATACTTCTTCATCTTTCATTTTAAATCTATTCCTCATAAATTATTAAATATGTGTTTAATACCTCTTCTATTAATTCCAGTGGCATAGTTCTTTCAAGAACTTTAAAATGTGTAATACCATGTGCAAGCCATTCATATATATCATCTTCTGTTGCATTTGGTGTTCTTGTTTCCGGCATATTCATAAAACAATTTCTACGTATTTCTTTTTGAATACTACTGTCTGGTTCAACTCTTGATGCCATACTGTTGTAATGTAACATACGATTACATCCCAAACCACATTCCTCATTCAACATTACTTCTATTTTAGTTACATCTAACTCATCTAAAATATCAAAGTTCTTTTGAAATTCCAAAGGAATAGTAATCTTATCAAATCTATCTATTTTATCTTTGTAAAAGTCTATGACTGGTTTTCCTGATGTGTTGGTTACTTCGTATATGTATGAGTTTATTACTGAGTAGTTTATTTTTATATTTTGGTATAATTACGTTTTAAATATTTTGCTAAATTTTCATTACAAATAATAATACCATTTCTTTCATCATGAAACTGTTCAAGTATATACTCATCATACTTACTTGATAGTTCATCGGCAAAACTACCAGTCAAATCGTTATTTAAATGATTTGACATTACAATGTTAAACCCAATATCCAGATCTTTGTAAAAATAAGATATTTCTTTTATTTCTTCACCTGTGAGTTTGTTGTTTGTAAATTCTCTACCACCAGACCACTCTGATCCAGGGAAACTATCAAAAACATTTATAGTGTTATAAGTGAGTGTGTTTTCTGATAAATACTGAGACAGTAAATCTCTTATATCTATTCCTTTTGCTATGTTCCAATCCATTTTTAAAACATCGGCCATTTAACAGCCGACCTCCTTATTACATAACATTTAATACCATTAACATGAAAGGTGAATACTCTCCCATACATATCAGCTGTAAGTCTGTTAAGTGCCCCCTCATACACAGCACCAAAATGATTAGTTAGTATTTCGTGTGGGTTATACAACTCTCTACCATCTATTGTATAGATGCTGTATTTTTTCATTGGCCCTTTCCATGAAATTATATTTTAATCAACTTCATATTCATGCCCATGCCGTTCATTCCACAAACTAATCAAAATCTTTCCCTGATCTGGTGTTAATGCTTCCAAAGCCCATCGATCAGCTTCTTCCTCGTCCATTATACCTTCTATTGCGTGTGCACATTCGTGAAGCAATATAATCATTTTTATATCTTCATCGAAATTTCTAACTTTATCTGATAATATAATGTAAGGCTTTCCTTCTACGTTACAACCCAAAGCAAGTTCTTCTTCAGGGTTCTTGAGCTTAACACCGGCGTTTACTAAAAATACTTTATAAGATTCAAACTCTTTCTCTTCTAAAATAATAAGCTTAACGTCAATGCCAATTTCGTCACACATTTTGTCCTCCCTAACTGTTTTGTTAATAAAACAGATGCTCTATTATCAGAGAGGTTTGTTTAATAACATAATACATAATTTCAGTTTGTCAAGTCTATGTAAACACATAATTACCATTATGTCTATTTCCAACTGTTGTATCTACATTTATTTCAAAACCTAATTCTCTTAGTTGTCTACACACGTAATAATCTTCAGAATCATATTCACCATCTGTAACACCTGTCTTGAATACATCATACTGTGTAGCTCCGCCCTTATAACCACGTGTGTGTGGGTTACTTCCATAAGTATCTGCTTCTTCACATAAAGCTTCACAAGCTTTTCTACTTAACAAGAAGATAGCTGTGCCAACTTTAGTTGTTTCTATAAGACCTTTATCATTATCACTTAATAACTCACCAACATTATAAACAGAGTTACCTTGCTCGTTTTTTCCTTTAAGAGCAACAGCAGCCCCTATTACATCTACTTCATGTTGTAATAATTGAACTAATCCTTGTGCTGATAAATGCATATCTGCATCAAGAAATAGTAAGTCTGTGTAATCTTTATTATTATAAAAAAAAGAAATTATAGTGTTTCTTCCCCTTGGTATTAAAGACTCATTACCTAATGTCATAAGTGTTATTGGTATTTTGTGTTTATGAAAATCCATTATTGAATGTAAATAATCTGTATGTAACATGTTCCCGTAAGCCGGTGTTCCTATTAAAATATTTTTTTCCATAATCCTCTCCTTTAATGTCTATGATTTATAAATGCCTCTCTAAGCGCCGTAAGTCTATGTGTTTGTAATTCTAACTCTTCATTTGTCTCTTTCAAAGTCTGTCTTGTTGCAGTTAGATCCTTTTCAAGATACTCTATTTTTGAGATATTTTTTGTAGTCCATATTGTCCAAGTTGCTATAGATCCTACTACTGATGCTATTACAGCACCTATTACTAACATCTTTATGGTTTTGTTGGTAGAATCGTTTTCTTTATTTCTAAAATAATTCATTAAAGTGGTATTACTAAGATCTTTTTTTTCCAACATAATAACCCCCCTTTATGCATTTGATGTAGCTGAAGCACCATACTTTGTCTCACTTAAATCTCCGAAGTCAGAAGCATCTCCTAATGAAGTGATTGTAACATACTCCAAAACATTTGCGACGGTAGGACTACCAGAAGTAAAAACAGCTCTATTCTTAAAACTATTTGAAGTACAAGCTGTCCACGCGTTTGCTGCTGAAAGGTCGCCAAAATCAGTACCATTTCCAAGAGAAGTAATTGTAACGTATTCTATACTATTTTTATAACCTCCTGGGTCATGTCCTCCACCATAAATACCACGATCCAACACACCGTTTGAAGTACCACAACATGCGTATCTATTCGTTAAAATATCTCCAAAATCTGTAGCATTACTTAATGATGTTATTGTTACATAACATATAACATTACTAGCTGTTGTACCCCAACCAGAAATGTAACCACCAGCATGTACACCTCTATTGTTTGTCCCGTTAGAAAAAGCAGCACCAGCACCACCCCCACCTATAATGTCTCCAAAATCTGTAGCATCCCCAGTTGAAGATATTGTAATATATTGAATAACGTTGGCTGCACTTGACCCCATAAATAATCCTCTATCCCCTACGTGATTTGAACATCCTTCTGTTGGAACTTGTGAAGCAGCTAACATATCTCCAAAAGCAGTAGCATCTCCAGTTGATGTTATTGTAATATAATCCATAGTGTTTGGATAACCGGAAAATACACCCCTATCACCCATACTGTTTGACAAACCACCAACATGTCCTTTATTTTTTATTAAATCTCCAAAGTCAGTAGAATCACCAAGAGATGTAATATCAATATAATCAATAGTATTTGTTAGTGGTGAAGCTTTTCCTGCAAACACACCTCTATCTCCTGAAATACCGTTTGGTTCAACATCACCATATGTTAATGTATGACCATCACTTTTCATAGCAGTGATAAGTTTGTTTCCACTTGAAACACTAATCTCAAAAGCACCAGCACTTNNNTCNGAGAGCTAGTTCCTTTGTCCAATCACTTTCTTTAATAATAATTATTTTTGCGTCGTCGCTTAAATTACCTGAAATTTTGTATGGCATACTATCCTCCTATGCATTTGATGTAGTACACGCAGTTCTTGTAATAGTTAAGTCTCCGAAATCTTGACTATTTCCTAGAGATGTTATGTTAATATATTCTATAATATTATTTATTACTGCCCCACTATTCCCAGCAATGATGCCTCTATTTGTAATACCACCAGAAGTACCACTCATATATAAACCACCTAAAACATCTAAGTCTCCGAAATCCGTAGCGTTACTAGTACTTGTTATTGTCACATACTGCATAACATTTGTATAAGCAGTTGATGGCCCTATTTTACCTCCAAGAAACACTCCCCTGTTATTTTGATGGTTTGAACAAGCACCCAAACCATTATTACCTGCCACCAAATCACCGAAATCAGTACTATTACCAATACTTGTTATTGTTACATAATCAATCACTGTACTTCTTTGGTTGTTTGCTGGACCTTCTCCACCTCCTGTGATGCCTCTATTATTTACACCATTTGAAGTAGATGCGCTCATTTGTCTACCTGCAGTTAAATTTCCAAAATCAACGGCGTCGGCGGCAGAGTTTATATCGAAGTAGTCAATTACATCAGACCTTGGATCAGTTATAACACCTCCTGCGAATATTCCACGATTATTGGTGTTGTTAGAACAACATGATGGGCCAGACCTTGTAACTGATAAATTTCCAAAACTAGAAGAATTACCCAAATAATCTGTGGCAAAATATTCTAAAACCTGATTATTATTATTTACAACAGCTCTATTGTTTAATCCATTTGAAACAGCGCACGCGCCGGTGTTTATTGTGATATTTGTATCACCAAAATCAGCAGCATTACCTAATGAACTTATCGTTATATAATCTATAACATTAGTTACACCTCCCATAAAAAAGCCTCTATCACCAACAGTTTCAGTAAAAGATGCTGCCTCTACATTACCAAAAGATAATGCTTCGCCATCACTTTTTCTTGAAATAATTGTTTTGTTTCCTGATGATAACAAATCAATTGTATAATCACCTGAGCCCTCATCAACTATTCTTTCTATTGACCAATCAGACTCTTTTACAATAATTATTTTTGAAGCATCACTTAAATTACCTGAAATTTTATATGCCATTCTCCTCTTCTCCCTTCTTATTTTCTAGATAGAGAAAGTCTTTTGAGATTAGGTTTGTTATTCCTATACGCTTCATGGCATGTTTATACTCACCTTTGAATGTTTCATGCATATCATCTAAGAATTTGTATAAAAGTTGTATGTTAGGATAAGTATCTGTGTCATCCCCCCTGCGAATGAGTTTTTTCATTCCGCGCAAATAATCATCTACAAGCTTGAATGCTACTGTTGGGGGAACACCATATTGTTCTAAATACTCTGAAGTTCCAACATTTATTCTACCAGTCATCTCAACATCTCTAACTGCGTGTAAAAAAGCTAGTTTTAACATGTTCTTCTACTTCACACTTTTCAAAGTCTTCTTCATCCCAATCATCTGGAATATTATAAGATTCTTTTATTTCATCATAAGCATCTTGATACATACCTATTTCTTTAAAGAGCGCCCTCAAATATATACATTTGTATCTGCTATATTAGAAGCCATCTCTTCTACCTTAATACCAAGCTCTTCTAAATCTAAATTCAAATTAACTGAGTCTTCTGAGAAAGTTGGTTTCTCTGTAATATCTTTTCTCTTGTTTAAAAGTCTTTGTAATTTTACTTGTTGTTTTCTTATCTTGAAAATGTTTTCGCGGAGGGCACTTCGTTTTCTTTCTATTTTAGCTAAGCATTGTTTTAACCTGCGATAAGGTGATTGGGATATCATGTTCAAGCTCATCAGCTTCCCTGTGGCTTGCGAATTACTCTTACCGAATACATTGGTAGCCCTGTTAATTTCAGGCATGCTCTTGGCTATCTTTGCCTACTGCTTTCTCGTCTAGTGACTTGAATTCTATTAACTCCTTGGCATCATCATCCGCCCCTCTTGTAATTATCTGTGAAAATAGATTTGCTTTGTTTATCAAAGCGGTTGTTTGTTCTAAAAACTTGTCATCTGCAATTATTAAATCTTTCATTTATATCTCCTTTATTTAAAAAATCAATTAATCTAAATATATAGAAAGCAAGCTCTCAATATACAATGGTTAGTTTATTGTTGTGGGATTGTCTTTTCGCGGATTGGTTATCAGTCATACAAACCGTATGACCATGATAGTAATAGTAGCATCACCCTATCCCAGTAAGTAGCATCACTCTACACCGGTAATTCTAAAAACCCTGTTCTCTCCACAATAAACAAACCCTCTACCCCTTCCATATACCCCTATACCATGCATTGTAGAAGTAGAAGTTTCCCCAAGACAATGTCTTATCAGCATCTGATGCTTCATCAAAGTCTTTTATAAAGGCTCTAGCTTCATCTTCTGTATCAAAGACAAGTGCGTGTGCGAATCTTCCACCACCGCCGTTCATGCTCATGTATAGGGTATATACTACTATATACTTATCAAGGAACTTACTTTTGTTCTGTATATAACTCTTTAAAGTAGTTTCCATAAGGTAATAGACCTGGTTTGTTTTGTGTCTTGCTATAACGGTCTCTTATTGACTCTAGATATTTAATGTATTTGAAAAGATCTAAGAGACCTACTTTCTCAATGTATTCTATCTGACTAACTGGTCTTTTCACTTTTATATTGTCTCCATTCTCTGTTACAATAATTTATGAAGCTGATAAGAAATTGTATAAAACCGAATACACAAACAACAGTTGCTCCTCCTATTATAGCGACGAGCAAAAAAAATGTTCCACACATTATGTGCCACATTCTTTTTATTCTGTACATTTTCTACCTTTTTCCTGTATTATACTTCTTCTATTTCTTTTTCCTCAACTGGCGCTTCTACTGCTGTTGATCCTAAACCATTAACGTCATCCATTATAGAAGCATCTAACTTTTCCTTATTCTCTAACACTGATTTATAGTACATCTTGATAAATTGTTTTAATGAATTGGTTGTTTGTTCTTCGTCTTGTTCTTCTTCAAGGCTGTCTATTTTCAATGTGAGGGGAGCCATATTCTGACCTACAAAACCAAATCGACAATAAAACATATCTCCTTCTAGCGCCATGGCCATACTTAATTCAACTTCATGTTCTTCATGAAACTCATTTCTTATTTCTTTAAACAAACTTAATACATCTTTGTATAACATTTAGTTCTCCTTTAAAAGTTGTGTAGCAGTAACCCCCTCACCTTTGTTCCTCAAATCATGTCAAAATATGGGCATTTAGCAATGCCCTAATCGCAGACATTTTTCTTAAAGGGAAGGGTTTTTCCTTAATTCAATATATAGTAAACGAAAGGAGGCGAAACTATAAAAAATACATTCTCTCACAAAAGAAACATGATTCTTGAAGCTTGAGTAAAGAGATTACTACTACGTTTAATAACAATAACCCACAATAGGTTATTACTACTATATATAATAAGATGATAGATTATATCATCCTATTTACCAATAAAACCCTTTTAATAAAAATTTAAATAGTGCTACAGTGCCAGCATAAACCAGTAATAAAATCAAAATCCATATAAGATTTATTACTTTTTTAATCAAAGAACGATTCTCCTTTTTCCACCACGTCGTTCGCGATTTTTATAACGTCTCTGATGGCGTAATCCATAGCCACAGTTGTTTTTCCTTTAGATATCTCCTTCCAAACTTTATTGCTAAAGCTTTCTATATTATAACACAAGTTAGTTAATTCTTCCATATTGCGTTTTTGTAATTCTTCTCTTTCAGTTAAATCATTATACTTCATTAGATATTTCTTTACTCCTTAAGTCCTCAACAAAGCTGGTATTTTCTTCCAACAAATGTTGTAATATATTGTTTGTCATATATCTTATACGTTTCTTTAAATATCTTCTTCTGTGGTTATAAAATTCTTCTCCTAACTCGCTTTTTACTTTTCTCTCTGCATAATTGTACAGCAGCTTCTTCATTGTACCAACAGTTCTATTCATTCGCATAATATACTCCTAAATATAATCACTATTATTTATTTGTTCAAGCAAAAAAATTAACTTTTTATGTTGGCACAGACATACGCATCACCTCCCAATATTCAAATATTTGTAATCATTGATGATGTGTATAATAGACGTTTTTAATTGCGACCGTTTTATTATTATTATCTATTACACGCCCTACTTCATACGTTTTAACTGTTGTCCAATCTTCCTCGTATTTATTATTTTTGATGGCATAATCTAATGCGGCTTCTGCTTCAATCAAACTATTATGAATGCAACCTAAATCTTCCCAATCTTTATCTCTCTTTTTAACAAACCTCTGCAACTTGAACTTGTCGTCTTTACATTGTATTCTAAAATGTAACATAAGGAGAACCTCCTTATTTATAAAATTTAAACAGGTATACCGTAAAACTCTATATTAGTTACATGAAAATCTGCTACTTCATATTGACTGCCTATTAAAAATTCTATCCCACCTATATCTTGTGTTAAACTTAAACTGTGCTCTGTTAATGAAGAAGAATCGTTTACTTGAAATTGCTGTCCGAATCCTGCATCTTTAATACCCAACTCATCCATAGTACCATCTCCATCTGTTACTTCCCAAGTTATTCTCATTTTTGTAGGTCTAAATCCAACCTCCCAACCACCTATAGGTTGTAATATGTATTGAGGGGCTGTAAGTGCAGTTACTTCCCATCCTGGATAAGCTTTGGATGGAACCGGATTAACCCACTGTCCTCCAAGATGATAAGATCCAAACGCAGTAAATTCCTGTAAATCTACACCACTAGTAAATCTCGAAGTCCATACTGGTGTTGGAGCAATATCTACAGCTGCCACATTACCATAACTTAATGAGTGTCCGTTTGCCTTTCTAGCTATTACTAATTTATTTCCTGCTGTTACATCTATTTCATAATCCCCAGCCGATTCATCCGACGTTACTTCCGTTGTATAATCAGACTCTTGTACAACGATAATTCGTGCATCTTCATTCAAATTCCCTATAATTTTGTACGCCATTCATTCTCCTTTTTCTATTCCTTTGGTTATTTGTGTAATTGGTATCTTCTCTTAGAATACCGTTCTGGTAAAGCCTTGTAATGCCACAGAGCTTGTTCAAGCCCTGTGACATTTTTGTATTAATTTTTTATAATTTCACTATCTTCGGAACCATCAGTAAAATCTACTGATAATCTACCAAAGTCAGTCATTCTAATATAAGCATCCGCGTCCGTTAAGTCAGATAAAACATTAGGTTTCTTTGCCCACATTCTTCCCATTCCAGTTATGTCAGGCCTTTCCCACATTACAACTTTAGCACTACCTGCTCCATAAGAAGCATCTGAAGTACCAACAGCGTCAAGTGAACACATTAACCCAGATGTAAATGCGAAATGAAATAAAGCAGCGGCAGATGGTTCAGTATTTTCAATTACAGATACTGAAGCAAGATTGATATCATAAAAATCTCTATGGTTTATAGCTTTATTACCTCTAATAAACCAATCATTTGGCGCCTCATAATTATCTGCGTAAGAAACTGAATTAACAGCAAAACTTTCTAACAAGAACCAATCACTCTCATCTAAGTTAGATTCAACTGCGCTTGTGTTATATGTAGTATTAGGATATGAAGCATCATTCTCAGTTCCAATAGCATGATCCATATTCCATGCGTTAACAAAACACAAAGTTGCATAATTCAAACCGTGAACATAATCAACTTTGGTGTTGAAAGCATCTCTACCGTTTGTAGTTGGTGTTCCATAATCATAACCAGCCTCATCCATAAATATACCATCAATCTCTAAAGTATCCCATTGATCTGCTTTAGTTTGAAAAGAAGTAAGATCTTGAAAAACAGTAACGTAACCAAATATCAAAACGTTAGGATTCAACGCTTTTACTCTTGGAAGAATTATCTGTGTATTAGCATAATCACCATGACCAGAATCCTGGATACCATCTCCAATTACTATGATGTTATACCTTGTCCATATCCTCGAGCAACTTTTTCATTATTCCAACCATTTACATCACTATTAAATGAATTTAACCATCCATAATAAATAAGTAAATCATGAGGTCTTTCTAAGTGCTCTTTCTCATCCTGACCTCCAGCCATAGAAGTTTGTATTGCAGAAATATCACCAGCATTGGTAGCTATATCTGCTGTATTACCTGCTACATCAGACTGTATTGATGTTATATCTCCAGTATTAGTAGAAATATTTGATGTATTGTTGCTTACATCAGATTGTAAAGCAGTGATATCTGAAGCATTATTTCCAACATCTGTTTGTAAAGTTGCTATATCTCCAGCGTTGGTAGAAATATCACTAGAATTATTTGCTACATCTGTTTGAAGAGTTGTTATGTCTCCAGCATTAGCAGCAACATTGGTTGTATTATTTCCAACATCGGTTTGTAACGTAGATATATTTCCAGTATTAACTCCAACATCACTTTGTAATGTGGAAATAGCATCAGAATTGTTTCCTACGTCAGTTTGTAATCCAGTTATATCAGTGGTGTTATCCTCAATATTAGCAGCATTATTCCCAACACCTGTTTGTAAAGTACTAATATCAGATAACATAGTTGTTAGTTTATCTAATACAGACTCAAAACCATCTTTATATAATGGGTTACTTGCATCATTATACAATTCCCTAAGCATTTTAAGTATTTGAAAATAAACCTCTGTTGTCTTCTTCCCAGTTTCGATATCAGTAACTATACCAGGAATTATTTCACCAACAGTAGCTCCATCTACAACAGTATTAACTCCTACAAATGTGTCCAATAAGAATGCTTCACCTTCAGTTGCATCTGAAAAGAAATCTGTATCAGACCAACCAACCTGAAGATCTCCGCTGCGAATCGCAGTCAGTGTGTCCAAACTCGTCATAACTATATCTATTTCTGAATATGGAATCTGCCATACATAATCCACAGGAAATTTCTTTTTAAGAGCAGGTAATCGAAGAACATCACCACTAGTATTCTTTAGGAATTTTATCATTTTTACCCTCCATAACATTTTGTCTCTCCAAAAAGTTATTTTTATTTATTTTTGAATATATAATCCCCTTAAAATATTTATTTTACTACTGTAGTAGAAGTCTTACCAAAGTCCAAAGTAATTCTACCATCATTGAACTTCCTAAAACTTGTAGATTTTTTTGTACTAACGATAGGTCCAAGATCACTTACGTCCGGCCTATCCCAAAAATTTACACATGCTGAAGTAGCTCCGTAGTTTGTGTCCGAAGTACCATGTGCATTAATATCAAAGATAAAAGAACCAAGAAACGAAAAATCTGCCAGGTCCTGGCCGTTCGTTGCATTATTATCTATTACACTAATAGATGCTACATTGATGGTGGAATATTTTTTAATTTTTTCACCACGTGCCATAAACTGTGATTGTGGTTCAACAGCATTATTCATAACACCAAAATTTTCCATTAAGTACCAATCATTTGTAGTCAATGCAGTTTCAACTAAATTAGGATTATACATGCTATTTGGATATGAGGTATCATTTTCCAAACCCATGATATGATCCATATTCCAACCATTTACAAAACATATATTCGCGTTTCCTAATGCATGTACATAATTTATTTTTTCGTTAATTGCTTCACGTCCGTTGGTTGCCGTACTTCCATAATCATAACCAGCCTCGTCCATAAATATCCCATCTACTCCAACATTAGCATCCCAAGCGGCTGCATCATCTATGAAATCATTTAAAGATTGATTAACCGTTACATAACCAAAAACCTTAGTATCTGGATTTATTTCTTTTATTCTATCCACTATAGTAACTGTATTAAGATGATCACCGTGAGTAGGATACTGAAGATCATTACCAAGAACTACCATGCTGTATGATGCCATGTCTTGTGCTACTAGTTCTGGATTCCAACTATTGTCGTTATAGTTAAAAGAACTCGGCCAACCATAATAAATCAATAGAAAAGCCATCAAGATTGTCTTCATTATTTTTCCTCCATTTTATTTTGAGTATTAAAACATAGAAATCCATTAAAGCATAATACTATATTATCCTCCTTTCTATTCATATTTAATGTAATTATTGTTTGGTGTGTTTTTAAATCCGTGCCATATAAGTAGGACGGCACCGGTAACTATGCATTCTATTAAAAATATTACTAATTCCATAGAAACCTCCCTTTTCAATTTTACTCTTCAAATCAAAAAGATGGCGCCTTTATATGGCGTCTCTATATACTATATGGTTAGTTTATTATGCATTTGCTGCGGCTGATGATTCATAATATTCTTGTTCTAAGTCTCCAAAATCTGTTGAGTCTCCTAAAGAAGTAATTGTAACGTATTCAATTATATTTATATTAGAATTACCTTGATTATAACCTCCAGCAAAAATACCTCTTTCATTTATATCGTTACTTGTTGCAGCAAAATTTACAACTTTGTCACCGATTTCACCAAAATTAGAAGCATTTCCGGTTGAAGAAATTGTTACGTATTCTACAACATTATATCGCGTTGTTCCTGCTTGGTTTGAGCCTCCCCCAAACAATGCCCTATTATTACTACCATTATCACAACTGGCCACCCCATACTTTGGTACTAACAAGTCTCCAAAATCTGTAGTATTACTTGGAGATGATATTGTAATATATTCAATAATATTAATTGGCGCTTGTCCTGCAGGAATACCACCAGCGACTATACCTCTATCATAACCACCATTAGAAGCGCCGTCATGTCCAAATTGTTTTAACCCTGTTATTGAACTACCAAAATTAGAAGCATTACCTAATGATGATATTGTAATGTAATCTATATTGGCTCTATCATACCCGTAAAAGTATATACCTATGTCACCACCTGCAAGCAAAAAACTTTCTGGTGTTACATCTCCATAAGAAGCAGATTGACCATTACTTTTCCTAGCTAAAACTAATTTATCCCCAGCATCAACCGTTATTTCATAAGCACCAGCTACTTTATCGGAAGTGGTTTCTACGGACCAATCATTTTCTTTTACAACTATTATTTTCGCGTCTTCATTCAGGTTACCGGATATTTTGTATGGCATCGGTGCCCTCCTTTATCAGATTAAGAGGTTTGGGAATAGAAATCCCAAGAAATATGCACCCTCTACCCTAACATGGTTAGTTAAATACATCTTTTGTCTTTAACGCTTATATGTTAAATGATTTTTTTCGGCCGCCGGTAAGGACTTTGTTGTGTTTTTTCCAATAGTAGTAGTATACCATAGTAGTAGTATAATAGTAGTATCATCCTACCCTATAGGTGCTGTGTGTATATGAGAGAGAGAGAGGGAGAGAGTAAGTCAAGGCGTTAGCCTACGGCTTTAACGTAGGACTGGACATGGTGTTACTACTATTTATTACTACTACTATAGGGTTATACTACTATTTTTAGTAGCCTTGACTACTATACAGCTCGACTACTATATGGTAATACTACTAGGGGATGATACTAAAAGGATACTACTATGTGTGGTATACTACTATGAAAGTACTGGGAAAGGGTTATACTACTATACTATCCTCTTACATACATTATATAGAACATCATCACTGAAGGTACATTTAGCACAGTTGTATATCCAACTTACTATTTGACAGTTGCCTGGTGTATATCCTTTAGTTATGTCTGCACGATCTATGCTGGGCGCGAATGGATTTCTATGTTTACTCAAATCATAACTATACTCTATACCGCTTTTTGGACAACAATCTTTTGTATTTTCACACATCCATTCAAATGTTAAAGTATTTGGTAGATTTTTTTCTTTAGCTCTTACCCTTGAATAATATAGCAAACGTTTTAGTTTTAAAGTTTTAGGATCATTTAGTTTGGCTTGGTTATATTTTTTAACTTGATAAAGAGTTTGAGCTTTTCTATATTCATATGATTGTTCATACTCTTTTCTTTCTTGTCTTCTTACTTCGACTCTTTGCTGTCTTTCTTTCTTCTTAACTGCTTTGATACGTTCCTTTGCTTCTTTTCTACGTTCACGTTTTAATTTATTGTCAAACTTTTTTTGTTCTATTGTATTTACTTTTTGTTGGAATGTTTGTTCTTTCTTTATCATAGATCTAAAATCTTCTTGCCAATCATAAAACAATTGTAAGTATTTTCCTCTGCCTTTCAAACTACTTGGTAGTTGCCTATAACCAGAAGCTATCTCATCATAATATATTATGTCATCCACTGACATGGTTACTTTTGGACAACTACGTCTACAGGCATCAGAGCATATAAATAAGTTTTCTGCTATATAATCATTAGTTGTATCATTTACGGATATAGCCCTTTGAGAAGTTACGGCCCTTGTTGGACAATACCATTTACCACATATACAGCATTTTACTTGTAAAGCTAAAGGTTCATTTGGGTCTCTTCTAACTTCTTCACACCAAGATATTTTTTCTACATAAGAATCATATCTTGCTACATTTTTTACTCTCTCTGCTTCTTTTTTTCTTCTCACATTGTATTGATTAACAACTTTTTTTCTATTAGTTTTTATCTTTAATCGTTCTAAATATTTACTCTCTATACGTTTTTGTTCTCTATAGTCTTCTCTACATGTTGTATCACAGTAATGTTTTATATCGTGGTAAGTTGCTTGTAAATATGGTTTTCCACAAAACTTACAATTTTTTATTTCAACTCTACCTTTACCACCAACCATATTATAAACATCTTCATAATACATTAAACGTGGTTCTTTTTCTTCACCATAACCTTCAACTAGAATTAGATGGTCTAATACTTCCCAACATAATTTCATATATTCTCCTTTTCATATGTTTCTATAAATTTTTCTGCAAATAATTTTATATCACTTTCTTTATTATCTGCCTTTAACACATTATAAATAAACACCACAAGTTGACAATTATCTTCAGTGTATCCTTTATTTGAGTCTATTCTATCTATAGATGGATAATATGGATTAGTAATTGTGTTCGCTTCTTTAGTATTAAATTTTATACCTGTTACATCACACACACCAGTACTTACCTTATCTCTCAACCAATTTTGTGTAAGGTCATAAGCTAACCCTTTGGTTCTCGCTCTGTCACGTATCCCACTTAAACGTCCTATTAAATTCATTGTAATACCTCCAATCTAAATTTATCTATCTACTTATAAACAGGTTAGTTAAATCGTGGTCACCTTAACTTTACCGGTACAAATATATATGTGAGGGACCCAAGACACCATAGTCACGTGGAAAAATGGACCTTGATTTATTGTGAGCTGCACCTTATAGTGTATGAGCACATATTCGCATTTATCAATCATTATAGGGGTATACCCCCCTTGTGCTACATACATTAACCTTTAATTAAGGAGTATTATTATGAAGACTACACAACTAACTATTGACGACGTAAAGAAAATGTTTTCCGGCCTCAACATCATCACAATATTCACACAGTTCTTTGGGTATTCTACAAAACGAACCGTGTATTCTAAAGGTTACGAAGTAAATGACCGAAATAACCTGTGCGTTTGTCTGTGTAAAGAATACAAGGGTGACTTTTATACTTGGTTCCACATCCCAGGTTGTACTACCTGTTCTGATTCCAGCACTCTAATGAACACAGATACTATGAGGGCACTGCTCGTAAGAAGATATTTCTATATGTGGGTGGATGCGGAGAACGCAGCCGAACGTGAAGTTCATTGCTCTAAATGTAATGACTGTTGTCTACGCCACAGAAGACCGCGCGGGTAACTGCCCATACTGCGCACGTTTGGAAGAAGAAGCAGCTCTTCGAGGAGAAATGGTTGATGATGGATGGGGGTAACACCCCAGCCCTGGCATAGGGCGTTGTACTGTGCCCTCCTATAAGCCAGCACCATGTGGTGTTGGCTTATAAGAGTATACAATAACGTCTACTCTAATACAAGGTAAGGAGGAGCGCACATGACAAAGACAATCAATGACTTAAAAGAAGAAGTAATTGAACACTACTTCTGTGGTAATCCAGAGGCCCCAATGTGGGTAGCTGACGCAGTAGAGCAGGGGGAGTTACTCAGAGTTGAGCGTGGGGTATGATAAGAAAGCAGGTTGGGCTGGTGTATACACCCCACACCAGGAGTTTAAGAAAGAAGAGGATATAGCGTTGCTCATCTTCGGTACAGAGCGGCATGAGGAGATTAGTGGAATCATGCTACTACACATACTGGTATTGTTGGATGCGGTTAACATTCGGATTGAAGATGGTACACAAGGAATAACTGAATGGGCATGTCCTGTTAATCAGTTTGATAACAACATTATGATAGCCATGATTCATAATGTGTGGTATTACAATGTTGAGGGCGGCCGCCATCGAATATCATTCAAAAGACTTGAAGAAGCGTTGTTGTTTGCTGGTAAGTACGCCAACAAGGTTAGAGCCCTCGAAGAAAAGGAACAGTATGAATTGTTTGAAATCCACCGTGAAAATGAAACTAGGTTAAAGAACGCAGCAGAGCTTACAGCAGCAGAAGAATAACTATGTACAAGGCCCTGGCACAGGGCATCATACTGTGCCATCCTATAAGACAGCAACATAAGTTGTTGTCTTATATGATATTAACAACAATTGTACAAACCATATAAGGAGGAGAAGATAGAAGAAAACTAATAAGACCTGTTAACAGTGAAGGTAAGCCATTCATTATATGCCTGACCTGTAAAGGCGCTAAGAGCGGTTGTTTTCCACAAAAGTGTCCTATAATAAACACTATATCTAATACTAAGAACTCTAAGAAAGTATTTGAGCTCATGTTGATAGTTACTTTGTGTGAAGACTTTAAGTACATAGAGAAACATATAGAAAACAGCATTTGCGCACCGTTTATGCCTGACCATGTACTTGAAGAGGAAGGGTACTGTACAAAGACACAACTGTTTGAGTTGATTTCAATGCCTGAAGAAACACCAAGGGACTTAGAACCTGATGAGGATGATGAGATTGAGGAAGAGGAGCTGCTTAACATCACTAATACTGACGGCACACCTTTGGAAGAGACAATGGTTGATATTCCTGACACTGATGATGTGGACACGGATGTTGATGTAGATAAGCTTAAGAAAGTGATAGCTGACCAACAGGATAAGCTTGATTACCTTCAACGCTCCATCGCAGAACAAGCTAAGGCAGCTCTTGACAACCAGAAACAACATCGTCCTGTGCTTGATAATGCTATAACTTGGAGTGTGCGTATTCTTTGGGTAATGGCTCTGATTGGTACCAGCTACACAACACATCTGTTAGATACAGGTAATATCCATAAGTTGTTTCCTTGGATGGAGCCCAAAGTACAGGTACAGGTGGTAGAGAAGCAGATACAGGTAAAAGAGGTTAAGACAGAGCGCTTTGTTCTACGTACAACTGGTATGTTTATGAAGTACGTAAACAAACAACACAGTGATGATATATTCGTTATGGTACAGGGTGAGAGGTTTATAGTAAATGGTACAGGTAAACGCTATAAATATGCTCAGAAGATACCTATAAACATCATGTGTAAGAAAACAGAATATAAACCAGACTTCGTTGGTAGAAGCCCGAATAACAACAAGCTTGTTATATTGAAGGTATATACTGATGGAATCAAAATGAATTATGAATTCCCACCGGAATTCAGGTAAAAGGAGGTTAATATGGGATTCTTTGGAACAGTAGCATTCCTTATGCTCATTGGAATTATTTACAGTGCTATATGGTATATATTCAGCATTAGTGTGCTTACAAAGATTGGTTGTATAGTGACACTTGTGGTGGGTGGGCTTTACATTACTTGGGCTGTCTTTGAACAAACCAAGATTGTTTTAAATATACTTTATATACTTGGTGCTGTTGTAGGATTGAGCGTTTTTGTGTTAGTACTTACCCTTAATGTTAGGCACATTAGCATTTTTCGGCATCTTAGCATTGTGGATATTAACAACATAGAAAGGAAACTAAAATGAAAACATTTATAATTAGTATGATTGTAATTCTGGTAATGGTGCCCAGTGTAGATACTGGTGTGTGTTGTATCCATGAAACAAAGTTTGAATCAGTCGATGGTATTGGTAGTGTGTATGTTTACCCTAACACCGTTAGTTATGATGATTTGATTCGTGGTATGTTTATCAAACAAGAGTACGGGCTTACAACTGATGGTATCAGGATTCCTATAACTGTTGGTGGGCACATCTTTGATAAGTTAAAGGATTTTGTACTTAGCACTGAAGATGGTGAAGATATAATGATGACTGATGTTTCAGAATCATTCATTGTTGTGTCTGGACAGAGGTTCGATGTTGAACTTAATTTGAGTGGTAACTTTGAAATAGAGATTGACCTTGTTGGCCCACAGAAAATCAATAATTGGTCAGGCTTAAACATTGAGGTTACACTTCACTACATTAACTCTAAAGGTAGAGAGATAATAGTAGGGATTACTAACGTCACTATTATTAACATCATGCGTATTAAATAAACCAACTAAAAAGGAGAAAACAGATGAAGATTAACAAAGCAATGATTACTGTAGTATTACTGACAATTGTAGGGTTGACCGGATGTACTAAGGTCCCCACTGTACCACATGATATAGACATAGTAGAGCCCTCATGGGGTAAAGAGTACCTCAGAGACTATGACATCAAGGCCATAGGTGAGTCTAATGGCAGTAACCCTACATGGCTGCTTGATGGTAAGGTTATCGGCACAGGTTGGAGGCTTGAGGCCACCGCATGTGATAGTAACTTCACTATTGGTGAACACACATTAGAGCTTGCTACCACATTCAGTGGAGAAACATCATCAAGCTCAGTATTGATAAAGATACAGGAGCGCCCACACTGGATGAAGCTAAGTGAGGGTGAGGAAGCAGATAACATATATACACACATAGACACAGTAACTGGACTGGATTTCGAAGTAAATCGTGAGGAAAGAACTGTTACACACATTGAATCTGGTGTTATGTTCTTGAAAGATGAAGGTGATATGTATACCTTCAAGGGTGCCAGGAAGTATATTAAATACTTAAACCAGTCCAAACACCTTGGGTATAGTAATTGGAGATTACCCAAGGCTAAAGAGCTTGCTCTATTGTTTAAGGTACACACAGTGAAAGGTGAAACTTTATATCATCCTGTTGACCTTAAAACAATAGATGCCAGGATAGGTGGTGTGTATTGGTCATGTACTAAAGCATCAGATGGGTTAGATGGTGAAACACGCGCACATGTATTCCAGATGTTCGATGGGAATAACGCTGTGGTAAAGGTTAGGCGTAAGCCATCATTACTCAGCAGGCCCAGGTATGTAATACCAGTACGTACATTAGAAATGTAAGGAGAAAAGCAGCAATGCTTGAAAGAAACAACAAACAAGACAGAAGGCGTGCTTGGACATACCTTCAAATAATGAGGGCTGTCGAGCATAAGTGTTTTAAATGTAAACATTACAGCAAAGGAGAAACATATATGGAGTTTGATGACATGGACGAACGAGACATGATTCATGCTCTTCAAGCACTCGAAGTGTTGAAGAGGTTGGAAACGTGTGAACCATGTAAGTCTTTCAGTAAACACGGCTGTAAATATGGTTTTGCTCCACTTTACGGTTATTGTGTTAAGTTCAAACCAAAACAGTAGACCATTACATAAACAATTAGCACTGCTTCCCGGTGCTTGATATAACGGGAGCGTTGACATATCGCTTAATGTGTTAATAAATTATGAAAGGTGGTGATGTCCACTCTTAAGAAGTTAATGACGTTAGTAAATTGAATAGTACGTAGTAACATTTCACTCATTAAATGAAAGAAAAGGAAAAGTAAAATGAAACATGTATTGGCTATTATCGTAAGTATGATTATGGTACTCAGCACAGCAGCAAACGCTGAGATGATTGACAATGGTGACGGCACCATTACAGACACAGTAACAGAGATGGTGTGGGAAAGTAGGTCTGGGTATCTCAAATATGAGGACGCATGCGACTACTGTGATAACCTTGTCTCTGGTGGTAATGATGATTGGAGACTACCTAACATTGAGGAGCTCGCTACACTGCCTGATTATGATTTAGGTGTAAGAGCTATTCCTTCTGTGTTTCCTGATAACTTCACAAATCTGTGGAGTACTACTGAGGTGTATACCAACAGGTATCGTACCCTCAACAAGACAGGAAGTATCTCATGGGCTGACTCTTATGAGAAACAGATGGTTAAATGTGTGCGTGGTGAGCTCATAAGTGTATCCCCTGCTGTTGTATGGGGTATTCCAGCATTAACAACTCATACACTCAACAGCGCACGATACTACTGTGCCAATCTTGTTGAAGGTGGTAGGGATGATTGGAGACTGCCTACTATAAGTGAGTTGGTGTGGCTTATTGATTGGGATGCTATTGACGGACACAATGGCTACAATGTGTGGTCAGGTACTTTGTCAGGCCCGGCTGGTAATGCGTGGCGAGTATCATTCAGAGATGGTTCTGTGATATCAAACACCTTGATTAACGAAGCTGAGGTGCGTTGTGTATGTGAGGGTGAGGTTGAGATTGAAGAAACCCCTGAGCCTGAACCTGTTGATGTTAGAACTCTTATAGATGAAGCTGGGTTGGCGCTTGATGGCAACGGTAGCATTCATGCTTACCCAAACACCCTTAATCACCACAGCTTGAGGTATGCTAGGTTTCTTAATAAGAAGGCTGGCATTAAAACCAAGGACATCACGGTACCTGTACTGATTAGTGGTTATGTTGTAGATAAGCTGGCTGCGTTAGTCTACGGTGAAGGTGTGGTAGATGCGTACTTCCTCATGAATGAGAAGCGGTTTGACATTGAGCCTGACTTCGAAGGAAACTATGAGGGAGTAGTTGATATTGTCGGACCTCATAAGATGAAGGATTGGATTGGTCTTAGCTGGGAGCTTGAGTTACATTCGGTAGACCCTGAAGGTACTGACGCAGTGGTAGATGTCACAACCATATCTGTTCAGAACTTCAAGGATAAACCGTGGAAAGCTGAGAAAAAAGCTAAGAAAGGTAAGAAGTGTAAGAAATAACACACAGTAGGTGGTTACACCAGGCAGGTTGAGGTAGGGCCTCGGCCTGCCAAATGTAGTCATCTTCTCTCAAGTCTGCTGGCCCTGCTAACTGAACATTCTCCGAGGTAGTAGGAAAGAAGGGTTCGAGGGGTGCCTATCCGTAACAAGGGCCAGAAATCCCCTCAGTCTCACATAAAGTCAGCCTCCACGTGGCGTGAGGTGGGTAATTCGAATGACGATGATTTAAATAAACAATGAAAGGAGGTGATTCTTATTACAGATAGAGAGAGGCATTTTGAACCCATCACTATAAAGGCTTTATCAATCACTGTAGCGGTGCTTTCTGGCGGAACATACACTGCTGTTGGTAAAAAATACAATGTTACATCTGTATGGGTGGGTATGGTGACATGTCGAGTATTTAGTAGAGTATTACCAACAGTGTACCAGGAGGTAATAAAAACTACTAAGCCTGGGGCAAAGAAAACAAAAGCACTTAGACAATTCAAAAACAGATTCTTACAGAGGATAAGTGAGATTGGTGTTGATGGATTATATAAGAAAGCTGGTAAAGACGTGCTTTACATTGGTGATGAGTACATCAAAAAACCTCGAAAATAGAGTTGGCGCAAAATTCCAGCGCGGCCCCCTGACGGCCTAAGTGCCTTATTTCACTCTATTACCCACCCGCTCATCATGGTCACGGTATCCATGGAGAGCTAAACTAAAAGGAGGTGATGCTTATGGGCACCACGGCGTGATACCACCCACCGACATGGTGACACACTCACAGGGTATGGTACCCTGTACTGGAGTGGCACCGCTTGTCACGACGAGTTCACCACACGATCGGTGCGATTTTGGTTTACACCCGTGACCTGTGGATGGATACCAACTGAACTGTTGGCTACCCCCATCTCGACGAGTTTCTCGCACTAGCGGTGCGATTTTGATTTTAACCCGTAACATGAACGAAGGAGATTGTAATTATGACCCAGATAGCGAACACATCCCGATTTATCAAGAAGAAGTACGCAAAGGCGGTTTTCACCGCACCCCAGGTAGCTACGTACATGGGTATTACACATGGATACCCAAAGGCCAGCACAATTAACGATGTGTCAAGGCTTTTCCACAAACGGGCAATAAAGAAAGAGGATGAGGTTAACTTGGTACGTAAAGCCTTTTATGTACAGAAGAACGGCAAACCTATCTTCACGTTCCTCTACTGTATGAGAGGTAATGCTACTGAAATGTTCAAGAAGGTTAAACACAAACCAGTACCAAAGGGTAAAGGGAGGGGAAAGTAAAAATGACATATACTAAATTAACTAGGGACGCGGCTGCTTTCCTAAAACCAGGTGAAGACTTATATTCATGTAATGATTGCGGCGCTCTTGGTAAAAATACTTCAGAGATAATACACTATGACACCTGTGTTTCTGGAGACAGTGAGAAGTGGGAAAAGTTTTACAGTGAGGAAGACTGATACACCACCTACAAGACTCAGGCTTGTACTTAGCTGAGTCTTGGTGGGGGAGTATGAGCATAAACTTCTCAGCACACCTACCATGTGGAATGGTGGGTATATGCGTAACCTATAACCCCAAAAGAAGGAAATAACCTAATTGTACTACCTAAGCTACTGTACATGTTGTTCAACACTTTCAGGCTCAATCTCAGTAGGTAGACATCTTTCCCACCAACAAGTGTTATTGGTGGCCTCTGTCACAGTTTGGCAGGACACAGGAGTGTGGCACTCATGTTGAGGCTGTCATGGACTGTCACGACGAGTTTTTACATACATTGAATAGGCACATCTAAACACATTTATGAAAGGAGGAGTTTATGAAAGAGTTTTGGAAAAAGAAAGTAGAATGTTACAAGAACCGCGACCCTGAACAAGTTATTATTAACGGCGAACATTACTTTGCTAGACCTGACAATGATGGCCCTGGCCCAAGAGGGCATGGTGGTAGAGAATTTATCATCACCTTCCATGATGGAAGAGTAATAACAACCAAGAACCTGTGGAACCAGGGCACTATAGACTGTCCTGAGGCCAGAGCAATACTTCAGGATAATGCTGTGTGGGGTCCTTACCCAGAACCTGAACCATTCGACCCGGACGCAATACCGTTCTAACTCTAACTGCCTTGGCACAGGGCGTTGTACTGTGCCTGAAAAAAGAAGGAGGTAGCCATGTTAAAGCACAGATGCGTAAATCAAAGAGTCGAAAAAACTTCTTTGATTATAAAGTGGCCCTGTGTTTATAACATCACACAAACGTGGTAATCCTAAGCTTGGATTCGTAGCTAAATCATATAAACTTTAACCCTTAACATGAAAGGAAGTATTTATGGACACTTATTTAACACACGTATTACCACTTACTGTAATAAGCCAACACACAGTGTACAAACCTGCTACTAATAAAGAAACAGAACCAATCAGAGGAGCACGTGCTAGTCTCATTGTCTATGCTAATTTTGGATTGTTAATAGCTTCTAAGGAAGGCAGTAGAAGCGTTGGTACTTTTTCACCTTTGGACGGAACCCATGATGGACCGCACAACCCATGTAGGGATAGTTTTATGCTTTACGCCTTCACCCCACTTGGGGTAGATATAGGCGCCGCTGAATATCTATCGAGCTTAGAGATGCGTCAGACGTTTTATACCAGCGTAAGAATTAGAACAACAAGAACTCTCATTGATGGTAAGCCAAAACTTAAACTTTTCTACATCCTTGATTACAATGAAAACAATGCTGCTATGACAAAAGAAGATTATATAAAGTCAATCAGGCATAACAGCCCGCTCCGTGACATACCAATTCCTAAGGATAGAGATAACACACCATCAGATAAAGTTCTTAAAGCATTTTATAACATATAACACACACGGCATGAAAGGGGGTGATTAAAATGGGGTGGAACTTAATATGGCAGATTCCACTAGGCATCGCTGTGTACCTTATTGTTGTACTGCCCTTCGCATCTATGTTAGGTAGTATTATACATAAAGGTAATAAAGATATTATTGAACACATCGATGAAGATTAATCTCACTTATGGGGGCTTGACTGTGTGTTGAGCCTCATGGGAGGGTTTAGCCTGACCCTTAACTCCTGCTATTCTGGCAGGGCAATCTCTACAAGAAGGAGATGGTTAAAAGTGCCGACAATTACCTCTGAGCTGTTGTTGTATTATTATTAGTGTTGTTGAAGCTAAGTCGGTACACACCACTTAACCAAAATTAGGGCATACTAAGTAAGCGAGGTACATAATTATGTGTAGGATTGATTGTGGAAGTCAGGTACAATGCTTATACTTGACCGCACCACAACATCTTTCTTCGTTATAAGAATTGATTCAACATAATAATTATCTGGCTTTTTATGTAATAGATGGGTACGGCTCCCAGTTTTTGACCCTTGACGGGAGCAAGTAGACATAGTTCGACTTGAGTAGTTAAGAGGAATGATAATGCCAAAAGGTGTGTTTAAGGCGTTAAGTAGTGGTTCTTCTCGGATTAGTTTGGCTTTTAACCTAAGCGAAGTTTCACACACAGTTGGTGTGTGGAACCCACTTGTCGGGAGACAGGCCTCTGCCAGGTGGATGACCACAGGACGGTGGCAGTCAGTGCCACGACGAATTTTAACGGTGCTTTGAATAAGCACATACATTAACTTTATAGGAGGTAAAAATGAGATTAACGGACAGAGTATTAGCAGTGGGTGGAACAGTAAAGAACATTGAGAATGGTTGGCAGTTGCTGACCATACCACATCCATTCAAACACAAGGAGGATTTTACGATTCGGTACAAGGAGACTGTAGAAGCTCCTACAGGACAGCCTGCTCACCCACGTCATAAATTCAATCAGTACCTGCCGGCGATAGAAACTTATCTTAAAATTAGGGGCTATTCTCCCAATCAGGAGACTATCAAGAAGAACGGTTGGGTGAAGTGTAAACACACATTCTGCCGCAAGTACCTCAACACGAACCCGAAGACTGGAAAACCGGTGAATGGGTTATACTGTTCAGACTTCTGCCGCATTAGAGCATCATTACTTAGAAAAGCTAAGAAGAATACAGCAACCAAGAAGGTAGCCACTAAGAAAACAGCTGCCAAGAACAAGAAAAGGGGGTAAACTATGAATCAAGAGACAAGGGTAAAGAACTTAAAAGATTTATGGAATGAGTTCTGTACAAGAGCTAACCGTAACAACAGGAAGAAGTTGTTACATCTTCGTAAGGTGTATAATGACTCTACTGCGCCAGAGGGTGTCCGGACGTATGATTTGTGGGAACAGAACCCCAACACTGGTTCGGACTGGGCATTCAAAGCGCAAGGTGGGATGGCTATTGTGTGGGTGTATGACGAGAACCACAAATACGTAGGCCGTTTCATCAATGGACAAACCTATACCAACCTCGTACAAAACGCCAACATAACTACCAACCTTCAGTAGAAAACGGTATGGCATCAACCCCCAGTTCGGTGCCCACCTATAAACCCTGTGAGCTATGTTCGCAGGTTTATAAGTGTATTATAATATTTTTTTTCAAATCGTTTTTCTTCCAGAAACTGGACGAATCAAACCTTTGTAGGACAAAATTTTCAAATCAAATTCTATCCTGTATGCGTACGAATCAAACCTTTCTGTGCCAGAATTTCGAATCTCATTTCTCTGGTCCAGAATTTTGAATCATACCTTACTATAATATAATTAGGAATCAAACCTTAAAGGAGGTGATGCCTATGCTGGTGTTTAACACTTAAACTTTGTATCCCCCATTGCGGAGGGGGAAGACCGGGCTTCGAGTGAACGGCCGTTCCGGCCTCAGCTAAACATGCCCCGTAACACGACCAGTTTACCACATCCCAGAATCGCGTATGCTACTTAGTTGAGTGAGCCTGAAGGCGTGGCTCGCTGGCGCTCGCGTGTTCTCGTGACCGTGTCGTGTGGCGTGGAGCGTGGGACGTGACCGTGTTTCGTGCCGTGTTTTGTGAGAATTATTAACCTTAACTACGGAGGACAATATTTATGGCAGAAAAGAATTTCAGAGAGTTATCAAACGTTAAATGTACTGGTAAGAAAAATACATGCCAGAAGAAGATAAAGCAGAAGTTGGTGGACATTAAGACAGAAACACCAACACACTGCTTCGATTGTTGGGAACGTGAAGTATTGAAGAAACCAATGTCACGGGTCCAACGTAAACTATTTAACAGAGGGAGGTTGTAATTATGACAGAAGCAATGAAACGAGCATTCAGCGTACCGATAGGTACAACCGTCATCATTGGTTCGGAGTATCTCAGTGGAGCAGCACTTGACTTCATTGAGATAGCTTTATCTGTGTATCCCAACAACGTCAAGAGTATTTACATTGACGTGAACGATGTGCTGAAACAAAAGGTAGGGGAAGAGCGTGTTTCCGTATCTGGTTGGCATGACGCAAGGACACGTTCGGTTGAGCTTAACCTACAGGAGATACTCAGACAGGCTATTGATCACACAGAGCCACATGAAGGCGCAAGTAGGTATTGTGCTTTGAGGACTGAGCTTTGGTCACGGTTCTGTGTTATACTACTACATGAGATAGGTCACGACTACACATTCGAAATCGGCGGTCAAGAAGGATATGACGCAGTGAATGAGAAAGAGTTGACACAGTGGTCTATCGACGTAGCCATGGAACTGGGGAAGACATATAACATGGAACCAGCACGATGGGAACATGAGCCGTACTTCGGTCAACTGTTCCAAAACGAGCTGGCTGCAGCGGCAGATGATAAAGAGAAAGAAGATTGGCTTCTCTTTCAGATGGAGTTGCTAGACTCAGACTTGGCTTACAATGATGTAGACAAGGGTATAGAGTTGACAACTTTCCATGCTTATCAGCAGTATATGAGTGTCGATCCAATGTCCAAAGACTGGAAGAAGGAAACTATTGACATCACTCCTGTTGAGCCTGAACCTGAAAAACCGGTAGTAGAATTGCCGGAGAAACAATCGGTGATAGCTCTGAGGGATAAACCAATCGTGACTCAACCTGTGGTTCCTGTTGATGCGCCAGCAAATGAGGCCATCATTCAGGTCGATGCCATGGAAGATGACGAGTGGACAGCACAGATTGTTGAAGAGTTGAGTACTGCTGCTGACGAAGACTTTCTTCCACCATCCTACCAAGATGTTAAAAATGATTCCATCCAACGACAGACAGTACTCCTACCTAATGGAGCAGTAACTGACGCTCCTCCTGCCCAGAGAAAATTCCCTCCCACACCAATCGAAGATGTACAACCACTCCCTCCACACATAACGTATGACGTGTGGTCACAGGCGGTACAAAACATCTTCCTCAGATGTGGTGAGCACCTGTTCGCCGCCGCAGCACAATGGCAGCCAAACAATAATGTTCCGTTTGGTAATCCTAATCACTGTACGTCCGCATTCTCGATAGCAGATATTCCACACGCTAATGAGATAGTGATGTTTATGGATTTCACTCAAGGTAATGGACGGCCCGCCAAGAAACAATCTGTCCAAAACGGTGTAATATGTGGCAAGTTGGCGAAACTACCATGTGTGGTATTATACCTTAACAGAGGAGGTAAGCTGATAAAGCGTACCATTCAGGCCGTAAAATCCAAATACGGGCAGCTCAAGGGCGCAAATGGCCAGAACAAAGAGATGCTGTAACATTTGGAATAACAACGCGCCTGACTCATCCAAGTTCCATGAGAGATGTCCTTTGTGGATGATTGAAAACGCCAATGGTATTTTACAGGTACACGAAACACCAGCCACACAGTAATAGGAGGTAGCCACCGTGCCAAAGACGTTATTTGGTAGAATTATCAAGAAGGTGGGTAAGACACTCACCATAGAGCTGGATAACGGTAAAAAGGTCAGGAAGACCACCCCAGGTTTCAAATTCGGTGAACGTGTTCAAGTAGCCATGAATTGGGAATCTGGGCGGGTGCGGAAAGTGTATCCTGCTAATATAGAGGAAAGTGAGACGACGTATCCAGAAGAAGATTTAGACCAAGTGTCTGAATAAGGTAAGGACGTGGCTCGCTGGCGCTCGCGGTTCTCGTGACCGTGCTGTGTGGGGTAAGATGAGGCCTCACCAAGCACTTAATCATTTAATCTCATCACAAACTTCTTATAAGGAGAGTACAAATGGACAACTATTTAACACAACGACTAGAGCTTGTATGTGCCAATCAACCAGTTTATGTACCAGGAATTCCCGGACAGAAGGGAGCAAGAGGGTATATCAGTGTGTTCATGAATGAAGATTGGCAGCGTTCATTAAAACCCGGAGATGAAAACTATCCGGTAGCAGTGGTTATTAACGGCTTCAGCAGCATGAACATGGAAGCTGGTAAGACAGGCCCGGCCGAGTTCATCGCTGGTCTCAGTAAGGGACATACGTTCCGTGCTGAATTGCGTGTTCGTACCAAACGGGAGTTCATAATCCATCCCGATACCAAACAGATCATGACAACTCCGTCAGGCGCTCAGCGTTATAACGTGGTTGAGTTCAGGTCTCTTGGGTCGTATTTCCGTTATGGAAGAGACGGGAGAAAGTTCGAAGACGAGCAGATAATGGCTGGTATTCGTCATTATGCGTGGGACGGAAAACTTCCACTGATGGCACTTCAGAACTTTCTTGTTGAAGCACAGAAGGCAGAGCCACAGGGCGGAGTTCAAACAAATCTGCTCACTGCTCTCATCAACATATGTAATGAAGGGCCGCAGCATGAGACACAGAGACGTGCGAATGATAGAGCGCCATATGTACCAGGTGCGGAAACTTTTCGCAATGCTACTGTTAAACTGCCACAGGCCAATGCTTATGCTGGTGGTGCGCAGCCCAACTTCGTTCAGCAGGTTCAGAACGCTGTTAATCCCGTCACAAATGTTCAACAGGGATTCAATCCGGTAAGTACTCAGCAGGCTGCTCCACCTACGCCTCCAGTAGTTACCAATCCTCTCACTCCGACACAAAATACACAGCAGAATGTGGCAAACGCTGCTAACGGGTTCCCGCCTGAAGGTCAGTACTAGGATACAAATCTGACATAGACAATCGTCGAAGTTAGATATAATAGGTAGGATAGGGCGCTTGGCATATAGGCGCTCTATCCAACCCTATTTTTTTTCTTGTTTTACCAGTATTTTTTTTGTATTCAACCGCTCTTATTTTCCCTTGACATAATCAAGGATAATAGACAGGGTTTGAAATTCCAGCGCGGGGCATAGAAGGGACAAGTGTATGGTTTTACTTCAGATAATGTGTTTTATCATGGTCAGACGGTATACAAGGGACGGAACTATAATAGAGTCTGGGGGCGGAGCTACGCTACTATGAGCCGGCCTTCCAAATCACTTCTGTAGAGTAGCATGGATAGGCGTACCACACAGGGGGTACCTTATAACCTAACCGAAATCATTACTAATTGTTATCACTGTTTTTGTAGAATACCATAGATAATCGACTTGTGAGCTGGTACCGGCAGGAAGTCGATTGTTTATAGTACTTCACGTGTGTGGGTGTTAGTATCTTTAATAATGCCGTTACTTTAACTGTGGGTATTAATTTATAGTTATTTTCGTACTTTTGATGTCTACATAGGGGAAAAGTATACCTTCATTATATTTTATAGGTATGGCACATTTTGTAGAGTAGCATGAACAATCGACTTGTAGGTATACGACACCTGTAAAGGTACATGGTTCCTACATCTATAACTGCTGTACAACCAATCTTCAATAATCTCGTTACTTTATATCTGGTAACAAAAAACTCCATATAGTAGTAAATGTTTCTTATAAGAGAACGAAAAGGTGTATATAGTAGTATTATACTACTATTGCGAACAAAAAGAGGTATTTACTACTATATCGATCGATATCGATAACAATATGAAGAATACGACCTATTTTGAAGATTTTTGGGCGCTATATGATAATTTGTAAATGTAAGGAGGAATCTGATGAGATTATGGAAGTTTACATACCAATGGATAATTCCCATAGTAGTAATATCTATATGGGTATATGCTATGCTTAAGTTATTCGATCCATTCATGATGCTGGTAGGCTTTGACAGTGCTGCGTTTACTGGTGGAATAACTTGGTGCTGCTGGTGGTATAATAAACAACCTAAGAAACCGTTAAGTACTGACTGGTACACTAAACCCTACTAACAGGAGGATATTATGGCACTATTTAAGGTTATAGCCTTTATCTTTATTATGTTACCGCTTTCATTTGCTCAAATGATAGGAGAAGCATGGTTGGAGGGATGTAGAGTAGTATTAGGTAAGGCTCAGAAGGTGTTAATGAATAGAAACTGTTATATACTACTACTATGCTTAGGTATGTGGTCTATTATGTGTCTAGGACCATTGGTGATAGTACTTATGTGTATATTCACTGTTACAACAACCTGTGCGGTACAATGTGCCTATAAGGATGGGTTTATGGGAGGTGGGGTATGATGGATAAGGGGACAGTAGGTGTTATACTACTAGGCTTTGTGTGGTGGATAGCTATGTGCTTCTGGCCAATACCAATGTTGTCTATTGAGATAGCTTTGATAGCTGCTGGTATGGTATATTTCAATGGCCCGGAATTATATCGATCGATAATGGTTAGATATAAAATGTCGAAGTGTGTTCGATCGACTCCCATTCATTAACATTAAATGATAAAGATAGTAGTAGTAGTAACATCCTGTATTGATAGGTGGATAGTAGTATTACACTCTCATAGAAACAGATGGATAGTAGTATTACACTATTGGTGGATAGTAGTATTACACTCTCATAGAAACAGATGGATAGTAGTATTACACTATTGGTGGATAGTAGTATAACCCTGTGTAGCACTGAATAGTAGTAATAAACTGTAGATAGAGGAGAAGTATATGATAGATTGGAAACGAATAGGAAAGATTCGAATTGATATGAAGGTATTCATGATATGGATAATAGGGATACTTTCTGTTGGAGGTACTATATGGGTATATGTTCTTAAGGATTGGGGGGGTATAGATATATAGTTATGGTTGCTATAGAGCATTAAGCTACTTTCTCTGGCGCCGATTTTTAATTATATTAAATGAAATAAGGAGGTTATTGTGAAACCTAAGTTCTATGTGTTATTGAAACATGATGAGATAGGGTTGGGGAAGATGTTTGATAAGACCCCTAAGTCGCCGTTCTTAACAACAGAAGAGACAGCTATGATTTTTGATGTTACACCGGGTACAGTCTTAGCCTGGGGTTATAAAGATAAGCTGAGATATGTGAAGTTTTCCCCTAGGATAGTTCGCTATTACAAAGAAAATGTGGCTAGAGTGCTGGGCTTTGAAGAGCTAGCAAACAAGATGAGAGATACATATAAGCATATAGTTACATTGTAATTACAGGGGGTTAAATCATGAGTAAAACAACGAGATTTGTGATGTGGTATATACCCACATATTTTGTTCTTATGACCCTTGGTAGTCTACTGGGTTGTGTAATAGCGATGTAATTGGAGGTTATTATGCTGGAAAGAATCAAAGAAGGTTTTAAAGAGAGCTGTCGATGGGGCGGCGACTTCTATTGGGTATGTGTTGGTTATGGCCTCATTACCATAGGTGTTATAGCTGGCATATTCGTATTAATAGTATTAATAACAACTTAACATAGTAGTATAAACCTGTATAGGAGGTTATATGCCATACAAGGAATGGGTTAAATGGAGAACTGGAAGTGGTGAATCCTACTGGGCATAGGGTTCTTGGTTATAGACTGGGCTTTGTTTAGGTGGGACTGTTTTATTGATGCTATTATAGGAGATTAACAATGGCAGATAAAAAGAAGATGAGAGATGAACTAGAGGTTATCTTTAAGTCACAAAGTAAGGTATATGTTGACATAGATCTGTTAAGAGATTTCGACCGCCGCTACGGACTTGTTCAAGACCTTGACCAGATTGACTGGGATGATATGATAGCAGTCACTGATATAACTACTGAATTTATAAGGCGATGGAAAGAGACAGTTGAAGTTGTTGAAGACTTCAGAAAGCTGTGTAAAGAATATCATTTTAAACCGAAGTAGTAGTAACATACTGTAAAGGGAATACGACCACAGTATTAATGCCAGGAAAGACTGGGAAGTTTACATTAAGAAGTATAATGAAGCACTTAAAGCCAAGAAAGGGGGATAGATATGGCTAATCCTATCGAGGAATACCGAAAGGATTGTAAGTGGGAAGCTGCATGTGCGGCCGAGAATGGCCAAAAGAGAGAAGATGGTGATGATTACAGAGCTCTATGTGGTACTCACTTCTGCCGTAAGTCATGGGATGATTTTCCGTGCGTAAGGAAAAGGCGTGGTATGGATGCCATTACATTCTCGGTACACCAGGCCGCACAACTGGAATTATTTTTCAAAAGTGGTATGTAATTACAGGAGGTTATAATGGCAATACCAGTACGTTTTATACTATCATTTTTCTTCACATCAATAGTTTTCTGCTGCCTCACAGTTGCATTTGATTTTAAACTTGAGGGTTGGACAGAGATAGCTTACTGTATCATTATGTTACCTACGACTCTATGGTTCCTGAAACCAAAAGACAAGGTGGCTGGCGCAATTGGGTCTGTTGGTTGTGGTATATTCTGGCCGGTTTCTCTAGGCACCATTGGTCTTGTGAATCTCAGCTTCAAAGTCATTCCGTATAACAAATACAAATGGTTAGATAAAGACCTGAATGGAGGTTAGGTATGAATCTACACATGTGGTTATGGAATAAGATGCCCAAACCAATACAAATGTTCTTGGTGTGGGGATTCACGGGGGTGGTACTTGCTGTTATTTTCCATTGTGGAATGAAACATATAGTGGTACCAATACTAAAATATTATCTTGGATTGGAGAACAGATAATGAGCAAACCAACGATTGACGATTACATCGACGCTCTATATCGCAAAATAAAGATAACAAAGAATACCATGCCGATAACTGATTTCACACAAATACATCTGAATCGTAAACAATTACAAGGACTACTGAGGTGGACCAACCTTCATCATAGTACACAGGGGAATGCCTGTCCTTTTGCTATGCGCTCAGATGACTGTGAGATATGCACAGTGGTATTCAATATCACACACCCGCGCAGTGGTATGGGCCCACATCACAGAAAATGTCCCTGCAGTGTCTATGATATTAAAATTGTTAGGAAAGTAGCCGAAACATATATAGCAGTTGAGAAGGAGCGAAGTAATAAGGCTATGAGAGTAGTGCTTAGAGAGGTTACCCTTGCTCTTGTTCTTACTGCAATTGCTCTTGGTATACTAATTAAATTGTGGAAGGTTTTTCCACCCTGTTAAAATAGTAGTATAACACTACATAAGGAGGATACAATGGTTACAAAGATTAGCGAAGAGGACTCACCAACCACAGTCAAAATGAAACAGGCTGCGGTAGTTCTGAGGGAGGGTAAAGCGTTGGCCGAACTGGCCTTGAGATGGATTAACTTGTTATGCAATGCCAAGCAGTACAAAAAGCCATAAGAAGGTGATAATATGGCAGTTTGGATTAAGACAGAGTACGGTTTAGCTACCCCATACAGGAAGCCCTCCGTATGTTCCTTCCCAAATGAGGAGGAGGCAAACAATTTTATTAAAGTATGTACCAAATATGGTATAGATATAACAAACTGCGATATTATACCTACACACCAAGCTGAGAATGAGTTAGGTCTTGGTATAGTAGACTGCGGTGATTAAGGAGAGCTAATGAACAAACTTGAACTAGACCATGAGGTCTTCGGTAAACTTACAGTTATATGTGAGCACGATGAACCTGGGCAATACGGTCACACGCAATGGCTGTGTCTATGTGACTGTGGTCGAGAGGCTATTGTTGAAGGATATAGACTCACGGCCGGTAGAGTTACCATGTGTCCTGCCTGTAGCTCTGAGCTGCCACAAGGTGGTATTGTTGGTAAGACATATCCGAAGGTTAGGTCTCACATGTCAGTAGATGACCTTTTCAAAGAGATGAAGGCGAAGGAGGCTACACAATGATAATATTACAGATTTTATTTTGGCTACACATCGGGCTGCTTATAACCGCTGGTGCTATGTTGTGGATTTTTGGTGGGTTATACCTGGACTGCTATCTCAAAGCAAAATATATGATTACGTACTCTAACACCCCCAAATTTATACTTATCAAACTTCTGTGTGGGCCGGTATCTTGGTTCTCTGAACGGTCGATTCTATTTAACAAAGAGGTATCGTTTATGCATAGTGTTGAAGGTATATGTAAAGGAATCTCAAAAGACATAACCGAATGGGCAGGGAGGTAATGATATGCCATTAGAAGGAGTCAATCCATGCCCTGTCTGTGGTTCTACCCAATGGTATGAGGGCTCCGAATGTGTAAGGTGGAACTACGTTTTTACAATACACTGTGAATGCGGTGTCTCATTTTCTCGACATGCGCGTGATATCAACCACTTAATAGAGATATGGAACGAGCACAGTAGATGCCATGTCTGGTAAAGGAGGTCAATATGAAGGTTTTGTACGGTTTGTGCGGCGTAGCAATAACTCTGTTTCTTATTTGTATAACCCTTTCTGATTATAGTAAGACAGCGGCAATGGAATCAGAAGCAAAGACAGTAAAACAGGAGGGGCAAATAAAAGAAACCGGAGGTATGAAGGTACGCTTTACTAAACATAGTTGGATGATTGTGACCAAGAAATGTGTTGATGGATATTGGTATCTTGTATCATCCCAAGGATACATAGAACAAATGATGGAGAGAGATGGTAATTTTACCATACCAATAGAATGTAGGGAATAAAGGAGGCGGTTAGATATGGGTACGTTACGTACAGCGATTACAATAACGACCAGATTACAGAAAGCAATGCTAATAACTGGAGTAGGCTGTGTATTCTTTGCTGGTCTTGCTTGTGGTGCGTTGGTCGAAAGGACGGTAAAACATTTCAAAACACCAACAAATACAAGTATATCCACCAAGGTAAAGCCTGTCAAACCAACAAAAAGAGAGTTAATAAATCATCCGATAGCTACTACTGCACGACAGGTATCGAGGCTGGAATGTATAAAGGGATATTTGTTTGTTCTATCATCAAACGGTGATATAAAACAAGTCTTTAAGCAGACTCAGAGAAGTACAAACAGTATGCCAATGGCGTGTAAGGCAGGTGACAAATGAAGGAAACAATAGGGATATTTCTAATATGTATAGCTGTTATGTTTGGCGCACCAGTATGGGTGGAAGACATCGATCAAGCAGTTGTATATGCATTCCTGGCCGCATTTGGGGCAATAATCTCTTTCTTTGCACTTATGTGGATGGGAATAACAAAACACCAATCTAAATATCCTGTCAAGGATGATGAAGATGTGGAGTTGGAGGTGGAGGTGGAATCATGATAGTAGTAGTAACAGGAGATTTGGTTAAGCTCACATTTTCAGCGAGATGGGACGTAATTGTACATGGTTGTAACTGCTTCTGTACAATGGGTGCAGGGATAGCGAAGCAAATAAAGGAAACCTTCCCCATTGCTTATAAGGCTGATTGTAGTACAACCACTGGAGACAGGAAGAAGTTGGGGTCGTACACATCGGCTTCTATTAAGTATCCGAATCCACCAAACCCACCACATGACCTGACAATTGTCAATGCTTATACCCAATACAAGTATGGTACAGGTATGCATGTAGATTATGAGGCTATCGGTTGTGTATTCCATAGTTTAGCTGAGGATTTTAAAGGTCAAGCGTATTGTTTATCCAAAGATAGGGGCGTGACTGCGATGCAGGCGGCGATTGGGATATCATCTCAAAGATTATTAACAAAGAACTACACGGTTTCGACCACACACTGGTGATATATTAGTAAGCTTAAATTAGAACCTGACTGGGGAAGTGTAGAAAAACGAAGATAAAACCAGGAAAAAAAGGGAGAATCAAAAATGGCTACTATAAGTAGAAACGTACCATGGATGGTGGACGCTATTATTACCAAGATAGAGCCGGAAAAAATCAATGGCAACGTAACAATTATACAGATGCCTTTACCAAATAATAATTCAGCTGCGGTATGGCTCATAGATTCAGATAAAACTAAAATGAATCTGATGAAGAGTTTAGACCTACATAGAGAAGCTGAAGTTGTACATTTATAGGAGGTTAGCATGTCTTTTGACGCACCTAATTTAGTAATAAAAAAGTGGCAATATCCCGGAGTATTTATGGGTGTATTGGCAGCCACAGTAGTGATAATAGTGATGTGTGTATCGGCTATGGCGTACCAAATTGTGACGTCATTTTGTAACAAGTTTGGTGTCACTAGAGGGTTCTATGAAGTGCTTACAATGTACCAAGAGGAGTGGGCCGAGTTTATGAACAAATATGGTGAGTAACCCTGTGTAATTATAAGCATTACACTGTTACAGTAGTAGTATAATGATTACAGAGGGTTACAAAAGCCTATTAATGGTACACAACTATACGTAATTGTTGAACTAATTAGGCCTATCGAGTGTTATACCGATACGGTAAAAAATGTACAAATTTACCGCTTTTATTTTATTTGAATTATTCAAGCGTGATTACAGGAGGTTAGATAATTATGATAAAAAACATGGAGTGTAAACGGAAGGGGTGTAAGTTCTATGATCCATATGCATCTCGTTATTGTTCTAGTTCGTGTTCTGCTGAGGATAATCCAAAGAAGGAACCGGACACATGTGGTGATTGTAGATACATCAGTAATGTTATGCCTCACTACTGTGATTGTGAGAAATCTCTCTTCTACGGGTTAATGCTTATGACTTTCAGACCAGCATGTAACGTCTTCGATTATGCTCTTGAAGACGGCAGTAAAGATGATGAGCCAGCGGTTGATACTGATAAACACCTGGCTTCTCTGCCAGTTAAGAAAAGCAAGACAACAAGTAAAATTCTGGCTAAAGAAAAGAAAGGAGCAGCCAAAGAACTGGTCTCTCTTCCTGTTAGGAAGGCTAGGGAAGTCATTCGTTTCAACAGAGATGTAGAAATGATGCTTTATGCTAAAGAAATGGCGAGAGGAACCAAAGGTAAACTGACCATATACAATCTCTTGAGTAACAGAATTTGGAATTTAGATGGCGCCAGACGTAGAGCAGCAGAGCAAAAGCCGATCCCTACTGAGATTGTTGTGGAAGAACGGTTGAATGAACTCCGTAATATTGCTGGTGCTAAAGATGTGATGGCTAAAATATTAAGAGACTGGCCTTTATCTGATAGACAAGAAGAGGTGCTCAGATATATAATAGAGAATGGTAAACTTCTAATAGAAGGAGAAGTACGCCAAGTATTCTTACGTATTATGGATATCCGAGCTGCTTTTAATCTAAACCATAAAAGAGTGGTAGCAATACTCAATGACCTACAAAACCTTACTTACATCTACCCCTATAAACCTGGAAAATCAAACCAATTTGGTAGAGGCATCGCTATAGAGATAGCTGAAAATGGCAGGTGGTTTATTGCTATGAATAACTACCGTGGTACGTCTGCTGTAGCAGGTGATGCGCAAGCCAGCATTATGGTTGAAGACTCACCAGTAGGTCACATAAATAGTGCTGGTGAGATAGTTAAGGTTCCAACCCAGCCAAGGATACAAACTAGTATAGTAAGTCAAACCGTGCTGGAAAATCTTCGACACACTAGTGGAGCCAAAACCATATACAATGCAGTGTTGTTGAACCACCCTTTGTCTGATCTAGAAGAAACCATGTTGAAATATATAATCGAGAATGGTCATCATAGAAATGAATATGCCGGTAGAGATGTGTGGATACGTATGAATGATATTCAGAGAGACCTAAAACTACATTATGGAAGCATAAAAAAACTGCTTTTATCTCTGGTAAAGAAAACTTATATATATCCATTTAGGAAAGCGCATCACCGTATCTACGGCCAAGGTACTATTTTCGAAATAACTTCAAATACTTTATGGTATATAGCTATGAATAACTACTTCAGCCATTGGAGATGATAATGGATAAAGTACAAAGAGTACTAAAAATATTAAAGGTCGTAGTTAACTCTTTCTCAATGTATGAGAAGAAGAACAGGACTCGTTCCTATAAAATACTAAGGTGGGGGTGATAACATGAGTAACAATGACATTGATATAGTAGCATCAGATGTCCTGCAGTTTATGACTGCCAGGGTAGAACACCAAGTTATGCTTGATGTCTTAGAGTACATAGCTTTAATGGAGAACACATGGGCTGGCAGAGAAGATAAGCCACCAACCTATGATTATGATATAAAACGTGCCAGGCGGGTGGTGAAATACCTTGAAGATAAGCTTGCGCACCGTGATTCGTTACACAAACCAAAAGAATGAAGGAGACGCTGTATGTTTGGTTTACAAGAAACAGTTGTGGTGTTGGTGTCGTGTGTAGCGGTGCTGATGTTATATGTAATCGGCGGAGGTATCCTATACTGGCAGGTGATACAGTTAAATAAAGAATCAGGTGGTTTTTCTCCATGGTGGAGAATTATTCTGTTTACACTATTATGTGGGCCAGCAGCGTGGATGATACTTGTAGCTGCTTACATCAAGTACCTAAGTAGAAGACGGCGCAGAAACAGGTGGTATGACCTCAAACTTAAGATATTAGACTGGCTAAAGAATAGATAAGGAGGTGCTATATGGCTTATTGGCAGTGGGTGGTATTCATATTGATAGCTGTAGTTATGTATACGATAGGTGGTGGGTTATTATACCGGCAGGTGTTGCAGGAAAATGAAAATGTCTTAGTATGGTGGAAGATTACCTTATTCACAATAATATGTGGCCCAGGAGCATGGGTATTATGGTTGGGTGCTTACATCATGATGATAAGAGCCAGGCCACACACACCTTACCCCTATACTGTTAGACTTAAAATACTAAACTGGCTCACAACCAAATAAGGAGACAGCTTATGGAAAAGAAAAGATTAGGTGACCCGGAACAATTCATAAATGATGTGCTCTTGATATGTGCTCAGCACAACCTTTCAATAGCTCATGAAGATACACAAGGGGCCTTCATAATTGAACCATTCAAGACAAAGAACACTCAATGGTTGAAGGAGGCCATGATATCTGAGGAGGTGAAGGAATGACAAAGAAAGAGGACCTAGATGAGTTTGGACATGCCATTGATGAATTTGATTGTGACTTTTTTGACTCTATGGAAGTAAAAGATGGCTTCGAAGAAAAAAATGCTGTGAAGAGGGATAACAACGGTGACATTCTATGGACTACCAGACACGGTGAGGATATCCGTATAATAGATATGACACCATACCATATAGAGAATACCATAGCCTATCTTGAGAACCAAGCTCCGCAAACAATCAGGAATGGCAGGTATAAAATGCACTTCAAGCTTGAGCTGATGGAACGCGATGAAGATATAGGAGAGAGTGGGGAGGTAGAAATCCATGTTTAAATTTCTCAACACATCTGTATTGTTGTTACTGTTGGTAGGCATCTTGTTTATAATATCGCTGCGCCAGCATTATCAGATAAAGGAACTAGAGAGAGGCCGTGCGGTGACTGACATCTGCGTCGAAATGACTTATAACCTTACCAGGGATATAGTCACGAAAGAGCTTCCAGCTATAAAGCGCAAGCTTAGTGTTATAATGCTAAGACTGTCCAATGGTGATGAGATAGCACTTTGTTTGCGCGCAATGGATGAAAGTTTAATTAAGGAATTCAAATTACTGAGAGTATCACAGGAGAAACAGCTTCAAGCATTGTATGATGTACTCCTGATAGAACAGAGGAGTCCTGGTGCGTTGTTGGATTACCTTGATACATTAAATAATTTAAGAGTGGTTGAAACATTACCACACAATGAAGGAGGTTAATTATGACAGAGTGGAATGTGATTAAACTTGACGATAATGAGAGAAACATGGCGATAGCTCTTGTAAATCTGTACAGTAGGTCCGTTAAGGTTCAAGAAAAAACACTTAGCGCTTGAGGAAAAGAAATGGGAGCTCTACATGAAGGACAGAAAAGCAACTGAAGGTAAAGTGCATGTCAGCGAAGAGGGAGGTGAATAATGGCAATACCCCCTATATGCGCCTCTTGTAAGGAAGAGATATTTAACTACGCGGCCCTGTTGCTTGGCCCGCCAACCAGGGAAAGTATGGTAAAGAAAGACCACCTGTGTGGTAAGTGTTATAACAAGGTGATAGATTCAATCAACGCAAAGAATACCTGTGGCACAGTTGGTTGTAACTATCACTCAGGAGAATACAACCAGTGTACGTTCGTCATAGCAAACGCATACGGAAGCAGCCTAATATATGACAACACACAGTGTAATGAGTACACCATAGTTATGAGCAAGGAGGAAAAATTATGGCAACGCATGTAACCTTAGACCTGAGCTACCAAACACAGCAACGAATTGATAAATTCTTGCAGTTGTTTGGTGCCTACGTTGAAGTACAGAAAGAACTTCTTGCGTTCAAGAAGGAGAGGCCTGATGATACTATAGGCGGTGACTTCGATGAAGAGGATGAAAGCAAGTCCTACAAACACCCTATATCTGGTAAGGAGACATTCTATGAACAAGATTAGATGTGTATGTCTAGTGGTACTCGTAACGCTTATCATTAGTTGTATCCCCTTAAAGAAGAGGGATGTTGTACCTGCTGCAACCTTAGAGGTAACACCAGTACCTCATGAGGTGGTGAAAAGTCCTGTTGTTGTACCACCACAAGCAGAGCCTAAGAAAGAACCAAAGGTAGATCCTATGGAAGCCATCTATGAGGCTGACAGACTACTACAAGAGAAGTTCGCGCCCTCACCTAAGAAGGGAAATTGATATGATTATAACGTATGCAGAGATGCCTATCGAGCAGCTGAAGTTCGGTGTCAACAGGCCTGAACAGTGGTGGGCAGAGCATCCAAGACATGTAGCTGCTGTGATGAGGATGATAACAAACATATACCTTCATGGCATGCAGAATCCACTCAGTGTTATGAACAACGGTGATGGTACTTGCACCGTAGAGGTGGGTAACCAGAGGTTGGCTGCTCTAGAGGAACTAGCTCAGTTATCACCCGAGTTTGGTATAGCTCCCTGTGTAATAGGGAACAAGAAAGGACAGAAGATAATCGGTGATGTTATCACACCGAGAGAGGCAAGAGAGTATTTCAAGAGCGGGATTAGTAACATGGTGCTTAATGAAAACAGCATGCACATTACCCCTGCTGATACAGATGACTGGGACGGAGATATAATATTTAAGGAGGTAATATAAATTGACTACTGATTGGCATTTTATCATGGACTCCTACAATGAGGTGAATAAAACAAACCATGCTGACTTGAAGTTATTTTTAGAGACCTTATATGATGAACAGAAGTCTATGTACAGACTTGAGGATATACTGGGTGTTTGCAGAGTAGCTATAAGACGAATGCTTGTTATATGTGAGATAGAGATTCGACCCAGAGGCTGGCAAAAGGATGATGAAAAATTACTTAAAAATAAAGTCCTCAAACTACCTACAAGTGAGATGACTACGGCTGAGATAGTTGCTGCTACTGGAGTAACCAGGGGATATCTCAGTGTGATCCTTGCTCAGAACAACAGAACTTCTAAAGAGACACCAGTAGGTATGAAGACTGCCAAGATCTTAGCTATTCCAGATGCAGAGATGAAGCACATGACAGTAAACAACATCATATGTGAGGTAAGTGCTTCTCGCTCACAGGTCCGTAAGGTACTAAAAAATAACGAAAGAGATCACAAGGTTGAAAAGAGAGGAAGGAAGAGCTCATGCCAAAAAAGAAAAAGAACAAAGTAAAAATCCATGGCGCTATTATGAAGGTGGCTGGTGTCTACCGTGTGAAAGATGTACTAGATTACGTTGGCAATTATGAGAAGCTATACGGTATACACATGGTAAAGATGGGCTCTCATAGGTACCAGACCTTTAAAAAGAAAGGTGTGGTCTGTGTTACATGTGGTATTAAAGGTAAGTTCATGATACTAGAGAGCCACAGGTATGGAGATAATAATGGGAGATTTCACTTTAATCTTTATGGCATAAAAAACAAATCATTGGTGTTGATGACCAAGGATCACATTATACCTAAATCGAAAGGAGGTAAGAATAATATAGGTAACTATCAAACTATGTGCCATGTATGTAACAGAAAGAAAGGAAATGGTGATTAGATGACACCACTTAATGAAGCAGAGAAAGCACTTGGGGCAGTACCTTATAGAGACTGCGGAATACTGATAACCGGGTAGTACATAAGACAGGCGTGTTTTTGTGGAGGAGGTATAATGCTTCAGTCTAAGACGAGAAACTTATGGCGCGTTAGGAAGTGGTATGGGTTGTTGTATAACTTATGAAATGGTAGAAGCTGTGTCCTGGGCGTTTGGTGCGCCTTGTGTTGTCTGGGCACTTGTTTATCTTGTAGTTAGACTCGTTAGAGGATAAAGGAGGTAAGTTATGAGTCCGTTATGGTTATTATGTTTGATCCCGTTACTTGTTCCGTGGGTAGTTAAGGTGATACTTCACAGTACTATCACCTGGCTTGAGATGGTGATACAGATAGTAGTACGTAACCCTTGTGGTAGCTGTTACGTGGTGGGCTGGTATGGCAAACCAGACCAGAGATGTGGAACTGATAAATGGACAGGTGACTGGTAAGAAGAAGGTGAGAGTCAGTTGTTCACACTCTTACTCATGTAATTGTGTTACATCCTGCTCTGGTTCAGGTATATGTACAAACGTGTTACGACCACTCCTATGACAACGACTGGGAGGTATATACTACTATGTTCAATAGAAAAACTATTGACATAAACCGTATCGATAGGCAGGGCTTGAAAGAACCACCTAGGTGGGCAGAAGTCAAGGTGGGAGATCCAACGACATCGGAGCATATCTATGAAAACTATGTAAAAGCTGTGCCTGGCAGCTTATTTAATATGACAGTGGATATGTCACAATTCGATGGTATGATACCTGACTATCCACAAGTGTATGACTACTACAAGGTTAACAGGATACTTATGGTAGGTATGGGTCTGGCTGATGCGGTCAAGTGGAATGAGGATCTAAGTGAGATACTTAAGACTCTTGGCCCGAAGAAGGAAGCCAACATAGTTATTGTGGTTGTTAAAACAGCCAACACAAAGTATAAACATGCGGTTGAAAACGCATGGATAGGTGGAAAGAAGAATGACATTGTAATCTTTCTAGGTACAGAGGATGGTAAGACATTCGCCTGGGTAGATATAATGTCGTGGGCTAAACATGACATCTTCAACGTGCAGTTGAGAGATGCCCTGTATGAAATCGGTAAGTTCGACAGAAAGGAGGTGATGGCATCTATAAAGTCGATTACTGCCAAATCGTTCGTCCGTCGGTCAATGACGGAGTTTGAGTACCTGAAGGATGAGATCGAACCTGAGCCTTGGGTTCAGATTCTTGCAGGTGTTCTGGGTATAGTGCTGTCTATTATAGCAACAGCGGTGATGCATGTAGTGGACATAAACGAAATGATCAGACATTAAAAGGAGAAGCAACATGAACAAACTTATTAGAAACAGCCGTGGCAACATGAATATTGGAGCAATCATTGGACTTTGCGTACTTGGTGTGATAGCCACCATTGTTATTATCTGCGTGTCGTCCTGGTACGGCGCAGAGAAGACGGGCAATCAGTCGGAGAACACCATGGAAGCGGCCTGGGAAGACAGCGAGAACGTCCTCTCCAACTTCAAGCTGAAGGTACAGGAGATGGCACAGGTAAACGATATGTCCGTGGAGGACAAGGTGAAAGTCATCGACTCAGTGATGGGTGGACGCTACGGTAAGGACGGTATGAAAGCTACATGGGCCTGGATTAAGGAGCAGAATCCTGATGTCGATAACAAGCTATATCAGAAGCTGCAGCAGGCCTTTGAGGCTGGGCGTACTAACTTTCAGGTGAGCCAGAAGATTGTCATCGATACTAAGCGGTCATACAAAGATGCCCTGGGTAATCCATGGTCAGGTCTCTGGTTGAGTGTGGCAGGATATCCTACTCTCAACGTGGGGTTCCCAAGAGGCACCCAGGACGACTATGCAATCATCTCATCGAAAGGTGCCAGGAAGGCATTCGCTACTGGCGAGGATGAGGTGACCAAACTAAGATAGGAGGTGGTGACGGTGGAGCCACGTACTTTAGAAGTTAAAGGCACGGACTTCAGGGTTAAAGGTGGTAGTTTCAGCTTCGATATCGACATCGCTGTGGTGGCGAAACAGATAAAAGCAGGTAAGCTTACAGATTCCAGTCTGGATAGTATCAACATAACTGTCCAGACTGAGCGTCTGTTCGGTATACCAATAACTTTTGAAGGAAGTGTAAAACCTGAGTAAGGAGGTGATGATCATGAAGGCCCTGGATGAGGTCGTTAGAGTAGATAATGATATAGAATTCGCTGACGGCCACAATGTAAGGTTAAGAATTAAGTTAGATCAGGAAAGTGAAGTGGTCATCCACTTCGCTGAGGACAAAACAAAAGATGAGTGCCAGTTGTCACTGAAGGGGCTCGTGCAAGATGACATAGCACGTTGTAGAGAAACCCTTGATGGCCAACCAGTAGCAGTGGCAACAGCAGTCATTACTAAAAAAGCCGAGGCATTTATGAAGGTAGCTGGTTACTATATGGCAGAGCTCGGCGAACTGAAGGTGTGGGAAAGGACGAACAATGCATTTGGAACTGACTGATGAACAAAGCACCTGGTTAGGGAGTGTTCTAGAGGGAATAAACTCTGAAAGAATGATCGTCTCTACCATAGAGGATATGGAACAGGCAGAGGATATACTCCATGCTTTACGCGCATACCAGAGTACCGCGTTTAAATGGGGTATATCTCCTTACAATGCTGAGATGATAAAGATGTTGATTATAAAGAATGAGGTCTTCCGGGCAGTAGTACACCTGAGGAAACATACATCAGACCCACTGTCTACAACAAAAGCAGAACAGATTATATCTAAGTTTGTTGCTATAAATAGGTACACTCGTAAGAAAGAGAAAACAAACCTAAAAAAGGCAGCAGATGCTTTTATCAAGGCCTATAGAGATACCACAGGGAGGTGATATTATATGACAGATTGGTCGTTAAAAAGAGCTATAATAAGACTTAAATCACAGGTGAGTGAATTGAGCAAGGGTATGGCTGACATACTGAAGAGGTTAGATATTTTAGAAAAGAAATCACATACTGGGCCTGTAGTCTTCGGCCCACCACCTGTTGATGGTAGTGGATCAGATTTTGGTGGCTCTCTATACGAGTCAACTAAAGAGATTGACTGGAGTATGCCACACCCAGATGGTGTTAGAGATATAAATCTTTCAGAGATAGATAGGAAAGGAGTAGTAGACCCGAAGAGAGTGAGACCAAGGTTTGGGCCAGAGAAATAACCGCTTTTATTTACTAGGAGTTAATTGTGTATAATAATATTTGGGGAGTACCAGATGTTGAGGAGGAAGAGGAAGTGGACACCGCTAAACCTAAAGGTGAATGTAAGTTCATAATAGGACGTGATTTAGTATGCGGAAGTGATGTCGCCTATAACTCTGAGTATTGCTCCAAACATAAAAATCTTAAATGTAGCTGTGGCATACAGGCCACACACTATTGTGATGAACGTACGGCCTGTGAAGAACCGTTGTGTGATGGTAGCTTTTGTTCTACCATACACAACACAGAGTCAAGCCATGTGGATGAAACCTTTTTTAAATACTAGAGGTATTAAGATGCTTAAGACGCTGAAGAAAGGATATAAGAAACATACTCAACTTGAACTAGTAAACCTTTTAAATGAGTCACACCCATCGCAAACCAAAGAGATAAAGAAAATAGTCAGACTATTGAGAACTCGGGCCCTACAGTTTTGCAACGACACAGAGACAGAGATCATCAGGAAAGCTGAGCTGGAACTGGCAAAGAAGTGTGTACTTATGGCCGACCAGTTGGTAGATGGTGAGAATAAAAACATTAAATTATTTGTAGAACTATACAAATTAGCATGTTTCCTTTACATCCCTATGGCCAAAGACTTTTACAGACATATGGAAAATACCATTGACAGTGAAGATAAAGGCCTTATGAAAGATGCTATAGGGCTTGTCGTTCGCTGGTGTGTTGGTGGTGTTTTTGTTTGTTCAAAATCTGAGCGCAAGAGTTTAATACATGTACTTAAACTTATAACTTCAGAGTATCATGACATTGAGAATCATGATATACTTAAGAAGGCAGGCGGAAAGATGAAGCGTGTACCAGTACCAATAATAACTAACAACTACGGTATGGGTTCTGGTAGCACTCCTTATAACAAAATATGGGAGGACCTAGGAAGCAGAGAACCTGTGGATATGGTAGCTATAAGTGTTACAAGGTTAGGGGGTAACAAATGAAAACATGTCTACACTCTGAAACATATGAATGTCTCTTTGATTATGGTAATTACTTTTGTGAAATAAGTGCGGAAACGTGTGGATACTCTAAGAAGAAAGAGGAGACAGAGACAACAACCAATGATAGTGAATGGTCAGCACTAGGACTCATTTGTAGAAGATGCGGCGGCACAGGATATCATGATTCGCACTATATCAGGGGCCCATGGAATAGCTTCTGGCAACAGCGTGAGAGAGATGTATACGTTCCTGAAAGAAGTTGTGAATGGTGTGAGGGTAAGGGGTATACAACTACAACTGAGATATTCGAAGCAGCCCTTGGTTTTAATGTTGTGAGTGCGTTGTCTGCTTGGATTAAGAAACAACTTGTAAGTGACTCGTTGTTAATGAATACAATAAAAGAAATGGAGCTGCCTAGTAAAGGGTGGCCAGAGTTGATAATGGATATTGGAGATTAGTAGTATGGTAAAAACAATAGATAATATAAAACCAACAGATGAAGTAAAAGCTATAGTAAAGATTAGACACAGGTGTTTGGAGTGCGGCCAGAAAGATTATGAGTGGGGTAATATTGGTGATGTATTCCATACACGGAACAGGTGTAAGCAATGTGGCGCTACAGACCGTATAGAATCACACAAAGAATTCATTGACCCACACCTGAATGGTGCCCAGATGGCCTTCGATGATCCACCTAATACAGTTATATTTCGCTGTGGTAGGTGTGGTTTTGATTATCGCAGTAGTTATGATGTCTTCGGTGACTGCAATCCTCCCAAGAGATGTTCTGGCTGTGGAAAAGCAGGACATATGCTTAAGGTTTCTAAGGAACCATCATACTCTGAGGATGAGCTCAAAGTTAAGGATGATGTTGAAAAAGCATCCAACAAGGAAACTGTAAAGCCATACAAGGGCAAGGCCACTGAGTGGAAACACTATGCTTTTAGTTACGACAGCAAAGATGGGTATGATGCTAAGTTTAAAGAGGTTGCTGAGGAAGAGAAACCCAAGGAAGAGGTAATACTTAAACACTGGTGTAACTACTGTGGGAACAACTACTATACTACAAGCCGGGAAGACCGTGTTGAGCATATGAGAGTTCAGGAAAAATACCGTAAATGCTCGAAGTGTAGTAAGGCCGCCACCATAGAGACAATAATTGTTAAGGACAAGAAGAGGAGATCCAAAACCAGCAGAGATTCAACTTGGACTGATACAGGATGGGAAAGAGTTGACCCATCAGGGCCGCAGCCCAACTTGGTTGGACATGAAGCAGCTTATGAACTTGGGTATCCAGAGCTGGGAAGTGGGGTACCAACACCAGTGGAAAAGAAGAAGAAAGCAAAGAAAACAAAACGACGTTGCAGCGTCGAGCATATCGCCGCAGTAGAAAAGATAAAGGAACAAGTTGGGATAATGTAAGGAGATTATTATGTCTGAGGGCAAGGAACCAACGGAAGAAGAAATCAAAAAGTATATGAAGGAACATAACGAATCCTACTACCATGCTCGTAGAAAAATTAAGAGAGCAAGCTTATGGTGGAAAACCACCAGGTGGTTACCAATCATGGGGTGACTACTGGAAATCGTATTAATGGAGTATAGAATTATGGCGCCAACAACAGACATATATACAGGTCTTAGGGTAAAGGGAGACTCACCTTATGGTACAAAGAGACCGAAATCAATAGAGAAAGCTAGATGTACGCTATGTAAAGGCAAAGGTATGCTGCTTGAGACAAAGAAGTGTCCTCGCTGTAATGGTACAGGGAATTATATTGCCAAGAGAGAATGGCAAGCCGAACGTGACAGGCATAAACCTAAACACAGCCTTAAAGCAACTAACCTTACATTCAGATGCAAAGACTGTGGTCATGAGTCATCAGCGATAACTGTTAGAGATCCAAAACTATTTAAGACACCACGTACATGTAAGAATTGTGGGACTGTAGGTAGAGTAATAAAGCTAAAGAATATATCTGCAGCCAAAGCACCAAGAACTGTTACGTATGTGTGTGAGAGATGTAGGCATTTACACTATGCTGTGGTGCGTTATGATGATTCACATAAGGTGCCTGGTAAATGCACAGAATGTAAAGCTAAGGGTACTATGAGCAGGGACATATATACGAAGTCCCCACTTGAAGCTGCGCAGGTTAAGGCAGGAGAACCTATCTCACCTAAAGCAAAGACCGGCTCATTTATATGCAAGGTATGTGGGTATACATACCACAGTATGGTACTTGCTAGTGGTAAGTACACCAAACCTCATACATGCCTGCGGTGTAGTAGAGATGGTACTATGATTAGGGGTTCCAGACCAGCTCCTGATGTTATAGAAGCAAAGGCTTTAGAGCCGCTCAGCCCCCCAACTGTTTCGTATCTATGCAACAACTGTGGGTTTATATACTACAGCACACTACTTGATGATGGCTCACACAATAAACCTACCAAATGCCTGCAGTGTAGAAAGAATAATACTATGATTCGTGATGCCAGACCACCTGAAGACATACCCCCCTCAATGGCAGCACCAAAGGTGAAGAAATCAAACACCGGTATATTTATATGTGAGAAGTGTGGTTATATGAAAGTCTGTAAAAGTAAATCCGATCCGCACTTGGCTTGTTCGAATTGTAGTTCGCTAGGAACCATGCGAAGAAGTGTGTGCCGTGTGGAGTTACCTAAAGCGGCCAGAATAGCCAATCCAGACAAGGCGACCTGGGCAACTAAAGCAGAGGATGTTGCCAAAACAGTAAAGCCGGTTAAAGCAGTGTCTTCAAAACTGGGAAGAAAATTGACGACCAGTCCAGAACATGACAGTGCGGTTGCGACTATAGAGAAGAGGATGGGTAAATAAATATGGAGGGACAAATAGAAATATGGATGAGTTTTGTTGGCTTTGTAATGGCTATATCAGGTGTGCCACAAATACTTAAGCTTCTCAAAAGGAAATCAAGTGATGACGTGAGCGTGGTATTATGGTACTTGGTTGGTTTTGGTCAGCTTAATTGGATAGGATATGGTTTTTACAAAGATTCTATTAGTATAATATTAACAAACTTATTTTGTATATTGGTCTGTACCGTGCTTATAATCTTAGTTCACAAATATAAAACGGGAGGGAAAAATGCCTAAGAACTTTGGACTATCTGACGAGATGTTCAAGAAGTTGATTGATGAGCTTAACAACGGTGGTAATGATTACCGAAGTTATTATGAGGAAAGAGNAGTCGTTCGCACAAATGATGGCAGAGTTAAGTGGCCAAGGAACAGTGCTGCCGTAGACCTCTTAGATTCTACCTCCTACCTGGCCCTCTTCGCCAGTATAAGAAAACACAGAACATCAGCCCTTCATGCTATTGTTGAGTACTATTCTGAATTATCTCATGGTTTGGTAAAGAAAATACAGGATGAATTGGATTTGATTAGCAACAAGTACTGGCCAGACTACCTTGCAAAAGCCAAAGGTTACCAGCTGGATGCTGCTAAAAGGATGTTTAGATCCACTTCGATGGCTATGTCCAAAATCTGGGATGATGTTCCAAAAATAAATGAGACAGCGGCCTGTAGAGTAGTGATTGATTATTATGTACCAAAAGCTGCCAAGCCAAAACAAGCTGAGCTAACCGAGGCGCAAATGATTATGCTGCGACACGAGCTAACAAATACCTTGGGCTTAGCCGACTGGAAAGAACAGGTTTATAGGTGGAAAGAAAAATCAAAAGCAGCTCAAAGAATACTGTCCGACTATACAGCCACAGATGAGTTCTGGAAACATTTACCATTATCTCTGACTGAAGCAGCCAAAACGTACGTCATCAATCATTACACAAAAGAAGCAGATGAGGAATCGTGGGAGTTATCTGCAGGTAACACACTCTTGACTGGTACGCAGCAGAATGAGCTTGATAAGATACTAAAGCAGTGGGTTCCTCTAGATAAGTGGCAGGAGACAGTTGAGAAGCATCACGGTTTTAAGGTAGACGCTGCGCTTAATATGCTGTATAGAAATAAATTCTTCAAGGATTTTTACCTTAAGATGAAACCAACCCAGGAAGACGCAGCTGTATATAGGATAGTTAATTACCTTAACGTTGTTGAAAACGCCTTTTGTAAAGAGGAGAACAAACCTGTGAAAAAACCTATAAGTCTAAACAAGCCCAAGCAAGCACAGCTTGTAAAAATGTTCGAGAGACACAACGTAGATGGTGAGGATTGGGCAGACCTTAATAGTGAGTATGCTAGCGACAATGAAGATGAGGCTGCCAAACAGCTGCTTGATAACGAGCATAGTGATATACACGATTTCTACGCAGATCTAAGTGCACAGGAAAAGAAAGCAGCTGTAAACTTCACTATGGACTACTTCGAAAAGAAGATGACGCCGGATGACATAGAACGTCTTGAAGAGTATCTAAGTGATTTCATTGAGACGGTGGATAGATACTTCATTGACCAAGGACCTGGTGAAGAAACAATAAAAGCCATGCTTAGTAATGAAGCTGACTTCGAATCTATCTACCATGACTTTGTAGAAGGTGGTAAGCTGGATGAAGCAGCAAAACGTATAGTAGAGTATCATGATGATAACACAAGCGAGCTTGGTTCAGGTGATGAGGGAGAGGCTACAACTATAATTGAAAACTACTACACCAACCCAAAGGAGGTAAGCATGGGTAGTAAACTGGACAAGGTACAGAAGGAAGACCTCACTGAAATACTTGAGGAAGAAATCGACAAAGCACGTTGGCCTTCTAACTTGAAAGGCTTTGAAGGTGACGCCGAAAGGACAGCAAGATATATGTTGCGAAATTATAAGGCGTTAGATGACTTCTATCGAGGTCTTGAGTCTGAAACACAGATGTTAGAAGCGGTAGAGATTATAATCTACCATTATACTAAAGATAAAGGAGGTAAATCAACGAAGAATAAATCAAAGCAGGTACTTTCAGAAGTCCTGAGAGAAAAACTCAACACGGCATTAGGTAAGTGCAATAGAAAAGTCTGGGAGGGACAGGTGCGGCACTATGATACTTTCGATGATCCTGAAAAAGATGCTGCCGACCACATGTTACGTGCTTGTGATGAGTTCGATGACTTTTGGGATGCTATTGGAAACCAAGCACAGATGGATGAGGCTATAAAAACTATAATATATTACTTTAACGAAACCGCAAAGGAGGAAAAACCAGTTACGAAAGCAAAAAGAATGTCAAAGGTTAGGGAGAAAAAGCTGAGAGCTATACTCTCAAATAAATATAGCGATTTCGAGCAGGTGTGGATAGGTGAGATGAAAAATCATCATGACGAAAGAAGGGCAGCTAGGAATATCCTAACCAAATACAGCTATACTGATAAATTCTGGGAAAAGCTACCTGCCAGCCAGAATGAATTGGCAGAAGCATTTGTTATTAACCATTTCACCAAAGGAGAAGGAATCATGGGAAAAGTAAAGAAAGCTGTTGATACAGCAAAAGGCGCAGCAGGTAAGACGAAGGATGATACAATCAATGCCATGGGAATTGTTACCAAGATGGAAGCCGGTGACATCGCCATCAACAACATCAAGAAAGTGTTGTTTGCTGGCCTTGACCTTCCAAAAGAGAAAAAGAAGATACTCATGGAAGCACCAATGGTTGACATTGCTGTTGCTCAGGTGGCCGGATTCATGATGAGCCTGCCGGAAGCTGAGAACAAGATGACCACCGCTCTGCACATCCTGAGAGAGGGTATGATACTCTCCTCAACACAGAAGCTGGTCAAGTATTTCGATGTCGGCCAATACATCGATAGGATGGTTGACGGTATCGATCTGGGTGCCCTTGAGAAAATCGGCCCGGCTAAGAAAGAAGACTAATCCATTCCATTATTCTTGAAAAGGGGGGTTGCCTTAGGGCGACTCCTCGATTCAGAGGAGGTATTATGAGTGAAAGATTTTTTGATGTGTGGTGCATTGATGACCACGAGAAGTATCATGTTATAGCAGACAAAATCACAGGCATCAGAGAAACCCACACAAGGGCGGCAGGTGTTGAGGAGGTTGGTAGTAAAGGAACTCCTTGCAGAGTAATACATGCAGGAGACTTGGAAATATACACAACTCTGACCGTCGATGATATTAAAGATAGAATCAACAAATGCCTTGAATAAGGAGGTGAGGTTATGTTATTCGGCAAAGCAGAACCTTTGATGGATGATGATGCTTTTGCTAAGCAGTCTATAGTTACTTCGCTAAAACACATGTTTGCGGAAAGACATTACAACATATGCGCCGTCGACAACTGCCTTAAGATACTTGGTATCAAACCACCAGAGACTGAGTACAGGCCGTTAAATGCTTTACATTGCGTGCATTGGGGTGAGATGGAACCAGAGTTCAAACAAGAAGTACTTATCAGGACTCTAAGACTGTTCCGCCACAAAGCGCTGTGCTTGGACAAACTAGATGTGATTACCATGTTTCCTGAGTCTGAGAAGGAAAGCAAGAAAGTTTATAAAAGATTGAAAGCCATTGAAGGATGACTCTTAAGCATGGCTCGCTGGCGCTCGCGGTTCTCGTGACAGCCCTCTAAGGGAGGTGATAAAACAATGACTAAACCAGCATGGACAGAGCTTGAAGAATATATATACTGTGGTAAGCACAAACTACGGTATATGGTACATCTGAATGATTGTCCAATTTGTGTTGGCGAGCAGATGGTAGTCAAACCAGTAGTAATAACAACTGCTGACTTAAAGGAGGACGAAGAGGTGGAACTTTTATACTGTCCAGAATGTAACAATTACCTAGAGGGAGGGGACGGCGAGATGAAGAACTGCCATTGTGGGTGGGAACAACCAAAGTCTAATAATGATGGAGGTGACGAAGATGTTGAAGATTAACACAGCTCAGTATAGGGTAATGGTACCAGATAGGCTGGACATAACAGCCAAAAGTAAAGATCCTATAGGTAAGGTGTTTGCTCCATCATGGGACATCATAATGGGTCTCAAGAATAGTAGTATAACACAAGATGAGTACACTGAAGCCTACCAGAAGCAAATGATTAGTAGTTACACACATAACACAGAGGTATGGAAGAGTGTTGCTGAAAGAGAATCAGTTACATTTATATGCTTCTGTAAACCAGGTGATTTTTGTCACAGAGTACTGTTGGTTGGATACTTTTGTGATTTGTATGGCGCCATTTATAAGGGAGAGTTAGTTACAGTATCAGATAATAAATTTTGCGCACCACATTAGGAGGTGACACATGCGTAGTTTAATGATAACCGGCCATCGACCCCCTAAGTTGGGTGGGTATAACAATGTTACTCATCATACGGCAATCCAGAAAGCACTTGAGTATTATGTCTATGAGTTCTATACTAAGTACAACTGTACTGAGTTCATCTCGGGCGGTGCTATTGGCGCCGATCAGATATTTGCTAAGGCTGTTATATTCATAAGGGATACTTATTCGTTCGCTGACATGACACTTGTGATAGCCAAACCATTCCCGTCACAAAGCTCCAAGTGGCCGGTTCCAAGTAGACAAGAGTTCGAAGGTATCTGTGCAAAGGCTGATACTGTGCTTGATGTGTCAGATGACCCATATTCTCCAGAGAAGATGCAGATAAGAAACAAATGGATGGTAGACAGAACTAAACAAACCAAAGGTACTTGTATAGCCCTGTATGATGGGAGTGGGGGAGGTACCAACAACTGTATTCAGTACGCACGGTCAGTTGATGTACAAGTAATGGTAATACACCCAATGACATTTGTAAACGAATATCTCGTATAGTTGTCAATGAGGAGGCAGCATGAATGGTTTTAATAGGACGCTCGATAGTTTAGATACAATAACTGGTAACGCAAACGCTATAGCTCAGATGTCGTTTGATGTAGCCGGTAACACACACTACGTAGCAATACTTGCTATAACCGCTGTAATTATGGGATCTATTATAGTATTCCTTGCGGTTAAAGTTTTGGATCTCTACTTTGATATGGAAGCGGTACAGGATACTTTAGATGGTCTAGAGGAAGCCAACGAAGAACTCAGGGGGTTTATAAAGGTGGCTCTGACTGGTGATTATTATGAAGAACCTAAACAGAAGGAGGAGATTCCTGATGCAGATTTCAAGGTTGTCATAGCCGAGAAAGCTAAAGAGTTAGAGGACAAGTTTATTGCCAACAAAGGACTGAAGAAGCCCCCACACATCAAGAGCCGCCACCCATCAAGGAAACCAATTATTGAGCCAGGCTCTGCTGCCGATGATAGCCGCACAGATATTATGATAGAAAAGAAGACTCCAACAAAAGCAGGGTGGGATGAGTTAACCGAAAAAGTTTCTAAAAAGAAAGTAGTACAAGTCAAAGGTATGTTTACCTAAAGGAGATGAATACGAGAAACTCAAACAACACAGAAGTAGGTAAGGAGGTCAGCCAATGCAACAGATAGATAGCTTCAGAGGAAACTTCGGCTTTCTGAGTAACTTTGCCCCGTTCGGGTTTAAAGATCCATCAGGAAACTGGTGGCCTACAAATGAGCACTGGTTCCAGGCAGGTAAGTGTGATTTAATGAAGACCTGAGGGGGTAGAGGACTATTACAAAATCATGCAGCTCTCATCACCTGGTGAAGCTAAGAGGGCTGGTAGATTAGTTACTCTTACTTCTGAGTGGGAGTACTTAAAGGTATACCGTATGTGGCGTGGTATAACTATGAAGTTCAATCATAATACACACATACGTATGGGACTCGTTGAGACCAGGGACATCACCTTAATAGAAGGTAATAATTGGGGTGATAAGTTTTGGGGTCAAGTAAATGGTGAAGGTATGAATATGTTGGGTAGGTTACTGATGGAGTTGAGAGAGCTATACATTCGCATAGACATGGATGCTCAACGCAACAATGAACTTACGGTAGCACTTAAGGAGAAGCCATAATGCTAACCGAAGGTAAGATGAAAACCAACGTGAAGCAACGACCTAAAGTTGTTAAGAGACCTATAGGCCCGCCGCCAGCACCAATACCACGAAACCAACAGATAGTACCAGTACCACGTGCTTTTAGTTTCGATTGTCATGGCTGCGAGCACATAACAAGGTCAGCACGCATTGACCCATGCCGAACGTGCCTTAAGAAAACATATGGAAGAGGTTATGAAGAAGAATAAAATACAACCTATACCTTTAATGGATGAAGGAGATCCGCCTGGTTATGGTGGGCTTGATCCTAAAGGTGAAGCGATAAACTCTACCAAACCTCTAATAGATCTTGAAAATACGCTTGAAAACTGTATAGTGTGTGTATCTTCTAAGAATTCTGCTCTTGATCCGCCATGCTATGAATGTTTAGGAAAAGGTGGGGTACACTATAAGCCAAAGACATGTAACAATTGTGGGTATTGGCACAGTGCACCAAACATAGCTCCATGTAAGGAAGGTGTTTGTGTAGATAAAAGTAATTGGATACCAGGAAATAAAACAAATCCGAAAAAAGAAACACCCTGAGCCAAGGAAATTGTGTAGTAACTGTAGGTACCAGGATGTATGTCCAGCTACATATCCATGTGTGGGTTCTAATTGTAAAAACCGTAGCTGCTGGTCACCAGGGCCGAACTATGAAGGAGAGAGATGATACTTATATTAAAATCACTGGCGATCGGTATAGGTTTGGTGGTTACAGTTGCCCTGATGCTCAACCAGCTGGTACTTTTCTCTAGATTAAAGAAGCTGGAAAAGGATAACGATGCGCTTATGTTATGGGTAGAGGTTCTTATAAAACTATCCATGGACACCGGAACCGAAAAGGAAGATATTCCAAACGCAGAATTCAAAGTAGTTCATTAAGGAGACCATTATGATAATCAAATGGACAAAGAAAGGAAAGTTAACAAAAATAATAAGCGTGGATTGCGTGTGTGGTGTACATATGGATTCAGTCGTAGCAATCAGTGCAAATGTAATAGCAAGCACAGCTAAAATCGCGAATGGAACTACAGGCCCGCATAAATACCGTTACAATGTGGACTTCAAATTCTGTCCTTCATGCGCGGAGCCAGTGAGCTTTTCAGAACAAATCCTCGTTGACAAAGATGAGTACGCAGGGCTTAAAGGCGGTACTAGAGATTTAAATAGGGAATAGTATGATGGCGCCATCTCTAAGGATACCTAAGTCGACAAGGTACCAATAATAGCAACTAAAAAGTCCTCCGGGTCATAAACCCGGCTGGCCCACCCCCATAAAATGAAAGGAGTACATATGGCTATTGAAGGGGGAGTACATATACCTATCCAAGTCTTTTGTATTAAGTGTAAACACTATGAGAAACAACCTATGGATTATGAGAAATGTTTGCACCACGATAACAGTAGCCCTAAAGTACGTAAGGTTAATCATAGAACGGAATACTTTATACAAACAGGACACTTACAACCACACGAGCTAAACGCAAACAATAACTGTAAATGGTATACACCAAAGAAGGTAATAAAGGTTGACAAGTGGTCCAAAAAGCCGTCGAAATTCAAAATAAAACCGCCTTTATTTACCCTAATTATGGTAATTATTGTGTGGCTGTTGCTCAATATATAGTTGGAGGTGTTATGGAACCAAAGATAAGTAAGAAAGAACTGGATGCTAATGAGCATACACAGGATATTATACAAACAATAAACAACCATTTTCTGGAGCAAGTCTTAAAACAATCGGCCTGGACAACAAGCGAAGTAATGGAGATGTTTACATTCGTTTGTGATGCTTGTATTCATGATGAAGAGAAGAACCGTTTGAAAAAGCGAAAGGACATTGTTAAGAAAGTTAAAAAGATATTAGATGGGGGTATAGGATGAAAGTCTTTTGTGAAGAGTGCAGACATTTCTGGCAGATGAATAGGTATGCTGACCAGTGTAAGCATCCAAAGAACATAAAAGAAGAAGTCACACTCGACTCACATAAAAGAAAAGGGGGAAACAGTTATACGTTATATCCAACGTTTCCACCACATGAACTAAATAGCGACAATAATTGTAGTTGGTTTGAATATAAACAACCGCCGTGGTGGGTGATATGTTGGGGAAATAACATACACCCAATGACAGTTATATTTGTGATATTCTTTGAATTATTAACAATAGCATTTCTTACAATAGGACATTTATAAGGAGGTGACATAATGAAAATAGGGTAAAATAAAACCGGTGG